GGCCAGGGCCTGCCGCAGTTCGTCAACCGATCGGCCGGAGAAATGCACGACATCCCGGATGCCGATGACGTGACCGTGAAATTCGTTGTCGTCGGGAATGAATTCAAATGTTCCCGTATAGCCCTTGTATGTCATGGCATTCATGGCTTTACTCCCGCATTTTTCAGAAACTCCCGGACACTTTCCACTGCACCCTTTTTGGCCACCGGGCCGGGATGCGGCCGATGGAAGGTCGCGGCCACATCCGCCAGGACCACGCGAACCCGTGAACCCCGGCCTTCAGTGACGGTTGCATCCAGGGCGCGCAAGAGCGCTTCGATGTCCTCCCATCGGATGCCTGCCGGAGTCGGACGGCTAAAGATCGCGGCGAGCGTCTTTGTATTCCGGGTGTTCATGTCAAATCGGTACCAAATTATGGAACCACGTCAACTGGTATTTGGTAAGGAGAGCGACCATGAGCGCGCCACGATCACGGCCGGTTGAATCTGGGCTGGCCTCGCTGGAGGAGGCTCTTCGCAAAAAAGTACCGCCCCAGAACCTGGAGGCGGAATCATCCGTGCTGGGTGCGCTCCTGACGCGTCCCACAATGCTCGACAGCCTTCTTTCCGAACTGCGATCGGTGGATTTCTACAGCCCTGTACATCGGCTCATACTGGCTGCTGCGAGCAACCTGTGGCAGCGGGGTAAGCCTGTTGACCTCGTCACCGTAGCTGAAGAGCTGCGCAGCCAGGGAGAACTCGAAAAAATTGGTGGCCCGGCTTACCTCGCCAGCCTCACCGAGGCGGCGCCTATCGCCCTTGCTAATGCCAAAAATCATGCGGCCATCGTCAGAGCCATGGCAAAGCGCCGCGCTATGGTGGACATGGGCATGCGCATGTTGGACATCGCCTATGATCCTGAACGTGAACCTGCAGAATTCCTCAATTATGCCCAGATGGCGAGCGATGCGGTTCTGCGGGACCGCTTGGATACGGCGGGCGAAACCCCAGCAGAATTTCTCAATGACTATTTCGGCTATTTGGAAAAGCTGGGGGAGACTGGCGGTGGGGCCATCAGCACCCCCTGGCGGAGGCTCAATGAGATCATAACAGGCTTTTTCCCGGGCGAGGTGGCTATTGTCGCTGGTCGGCCGGGTAACGGAAAAACGGCGCTTGCACTGAATCTGGCCGACCATGCGGTCGGGAACGGTGCGAAGGTTGGTCTGTTTTCTTTGGAAATGGGCAAATACCTGCTGTGCAATCGTTTATTCGCATCGGGTGCGAATGTACGAGCCAGGGGTTTTCGGGATGGCCGGTTCACGGATGACGAGTGGAATAAACTTTATGCCTATGCAGAGTATTTCAAGAACCTGCCCTTTTATATCTATGACAAACCAGCCAATCGGCCGACGGACATCCGTACCGCCTGTCGGCGATGGAAGCGCGAGAGCGGACTTGATCTAATCATTATTGACTACTTACAGCTAGTACCACCTGAGCACAGGCAATTTCGAAATAGAGAACAGGAACTTGCTGAAATATCCCGGTCGATAAAGGAAACTGCAAAAGAGTTGAATATACCTATTGTATTACTTGCGCAGCTTAATAGAGATGTCGAAAAACGGACAAACAAAAAGCCGCTTATGAGTGATCTTCGTGAGTCTGGCGCTATCGAACAAGATGCTGATATTATAATTTTTATCGAGCCGTGGACAGCATCTACAGACAATGTTGAAACAAATCTCATTGTTGCAAAAGGTCGTAACACAGGAACTGGGACTGTACCAATTTGGTATCGAAAAAATTACGTTCGATTCGAGGAAGGATGAGTCGTTCGGCATGGGTTATCTGGCATACTTCCTTGATAGCATGGAGTCTGAAATGCGTACATCAGATCGCGCGCACAGTGTTTTGATGATCGGGAATTGTTGTTCGTAGCGAGAGTTGGTTTCGCTGCGAAACATAATAATTCTCAATGGATATGCTCCGAGCATGATTTAGCAATGCTCGTTTTTGATTTGGGCAATGCTCACGCACAAACGAACCGGAATTTTCGCATGAACACGGACATCCGAATTGCCGTTTCCTTCAAGGGACACAGAAAACGACGGCTCTTGCGCATGCTGCTCGGGCCAGGTTCCACGGACTATCTTATCGACTTATGGATTTCGACCGCGATGAATCATCCGTCTGGAATTCTAACAGGAATGAAGCCGCGAGATATTGCGCTCGAAGCCGGTTGGGAAGATGAGCCGGATAAATTCGTTAATGCGTTACTTGAGAGCGGCTTTGTCGATATTACCGAAGACGGAGTGTATGTTCTTCATGATTGGGAGGATCATCAGGGCTATGCTATCCATGCGGAAATGCGAACAGAAAAAGCTAGGAAGGCCGCCCTTGCCCGATGGGGCAGCAAAGACAAAAATGCTCCAAGCATGCTTGGAGCATTGCCCCAAGCACAAACAAGCAATGCCCCTTCTCCTGCTCCTTCTCCTGCTCCTTTAGCTTTAAAGACCTCCTTACCTCCACCCGAAAACGGGCGGAGGCTTGGAGAGCTTCTTTTCGAACTGGTTCAAAAACGTGATCCCAAAGCAAAGCCGCCAGACATGGACAGGTGGGCGAGGGACATGGATCGGCTTTTCTCCGGCGACAACCCCAGAACTCCGGATGAGGTCGAAGCGGTGATCCGGTGGGCCCAAGAAGATCCCTTCTGGTCCGGGATTATTCTCTCACCCAAACGTCTCCGGACTCGTTTCACGCAGATTATACTCAAAATGGGGAGTAACGAGCCAGTGTCCACTGGTCGGGCTGTAAGCGATGCCGAATTTGAAGAAAGTGTGAAGCGTTCATGCAGTATCAAGAATAATAAACTGCAAACTTGTAAAAGTGTACCGCCTTAACTGAAAAATAGAGTAAAAGTGAGTTAAGATTTACACGTTGAAATTAATCAAACAGTTTAGTAGAGTTTACTTCCATGCTGAGTTGAGTAATCCGTATGGCGAAGTTCACAGAGCAAGACTATCTCGGGTGCCGCAAGGAAGGCTTGACACAAAAACAGATGGCACTGCGCTTCACTGTTTCAGAAGCGTATGTCTCGAAGGTCAAGAAACGCTGTGAGTCTGCAGTGTCCAATGCCGCGCCACCTGTTATTCAAGCGGAAGTGCTTTCGCGTCAGCACGATGCCTTGGCCCAATTAGCAGCGTTGGCCGAACAGGCGAGGGACTTGTCCTCCCTTTTCCAGGCCGCATTGGACGGCGATTGGCAGGCTAAAGGGAAACTGGAACGCTTGGCAGGGCGACGAGGGGAAATGCTCAAGGCCTATCTGGCATTGCTCGGAGAACTGCGGAAGCTTCTAGAACTCGACAACACGATCAAACGCACCAAGTTCGATATTGAGCGTGTCATGCGCTTCCAAGAAACGGTCATGCAGGTGATTCAAGAGATTGCGCCCGAGATTGCAATCGACATTGTGCGCCGGCTCCAGGCGGTCGACGCCACAGTGAGTGCTCTCGATTTCGGACTGTCTAAGTCAAGAAACGAGATCTAAAACCGTGCCAAGCCGGAAAAGTGGTGAGAGGGTAGTTTGGGTATTCGTGCTACGCTAGTGATACTGAAAATTGAATCGGTATGCAGTATGCGCACAAAACGTGGTCCGAAAACTGGCCGAAACCCGGTTTTTTGTAACCACCCAAAATCACAGAAGAAAAAAGTTGGCAAAGTTGACATAATGGCCATTCTGAGACATTTCAAACGGTTACGTGTTACGCCGATTGTGAGGGTTAGCGCAGTCGGATGCACACGTCAAGAGAGGGCAAGCGGCTCGGCCCGGATCGCGTGGGCTGCAGCCGGCATCGCCAGAAGGTGAGGTCAGGACCATGGCAGGACCCAAACGGACATCCAGATTGCTGGCTGGGAGCGGGCGCGGCTCGCTCCTGGCCGACTTCACCACCAGACTCCAGTCGGCCGTGCGATCGACCGAGGAGGCCCCCCCCGGGGGGGTAGGGGGGTGGGCCTGCCAGATGGGGGTAGCCCTTGATAGGGGCCTGTTCTCCTTCTCCCGTCACGAATGCTTGCAGGAGCCATATTCCGACAATCATCCGCGCCAAGTGGAGATCAAATGTGCGCAGATGGGCAATACGACGAGGGCCATCCTGTGGGCGTTCTGGTGTGCACTGTTCATGCCGTTCGTCGGCATTCTGTACCTCTTTCCGTCCTCCAAAGGTTCCGGCGACTTCTCCCGGTCGCGCGTCGGGCCGCTCATCGAACGCAATCCAGACTCACTCGGAAAGTATGTCGTGGATACGGATTCCATTTCGCTCAAGCGCGTACGCGGGAAAAACCTATATTTTCGCGGAACGAAATCGGTCGAAGGCTTGCGTTCCGATCCGGTGGATCTGGTCATCCGGGATGAGTCGGACCTGATGTCACCCGAGATTTTCGCCGTGTCGAAAGAGCGCATGGGCCATTCGGATTTCAAGTGGGAGCTGGACCTCTCGAACCCGACGCTGCCCGATTATGGAGTGGACCGGACCTACAAGCTGTCGGATGGCCGGCGCTGGCTCCTCAAGTGCCCACGGTGTGGGAAGTGGACCGATCCGATCGGGGAATGGGAAGCCGGCGCCAAACCCCGGGAGCGCGTGGCCCCGGATATGCTGTGCGAGAGGAAGGATGGAGAAGTCGTGTTGCTTTGCCACCATTGTCGTGAAGGTGTGTTGCATCCGGCACAGGGGGAATGGGTGGCTCAGCGGCCAGGGGTGACGGACTGGCGCGGCCGCCAGTACAGCCAACTTTTTTCGCAGTACGTGACGCCCCAGGAAATCTTATTGGATTATCGTACCACCCTCAACATGGCCGCGTTTTATAACTACAAGCTCGGGCTAGCCTATGTAGAAGCAGATTGCCGGATCACGGAAGAGGACGTGCTGAAGCTGTGCGGTTCGCATGGAATGGCTTCTAGCGATCCTGACCCCAATTATATGGGTGTTGACCAGGGGAAGGGGCTGCATCTTGTTATCGGGCCGCGCAACAAAGTGATCAAGCATATTGGCGAGTATCGCGATTTTGAACAACTTGATGGGTTGATGAAGGCTTTCAACATCATTCGGTGCGTCATCGACGGTATGCCTGAGACGCGGAAGGCCCGGGAATTCGCGGACCGGTTCCCAGGTCGGGTTTTTTTGAACTGGTACAGCGCCCATCAGAAAGGCGCCTATGCCTGGGATGAGGGGAAAAAACAGGTTTCCGTCAATCGGACGGAAAGCTTGGATGCCTCGCATGATGCCTTGAGTAGGAAGGTCGTTGTGCTCCCACGCCAATGTGAAGCTGTTGAGGAGTTTGCAAAGCATTGCTCCAATACAGCCAAGAAGTTGGAAGAGGACGAAGAGACGGGGAGTAAGGTCTATACTTGGGTTAAGCTCGGGCCGGATCACTACAGACACGCGTTCAACTACTTTTGCATTGCGGCTGATTATTCCGCCAACAGTGTTTTTGCAGGGACAAATTTGCAATGAAGATCGAATCCTATGTCGAACCGCTGTCCGGTTTGACCAGGCTGCGGGACGCGGAATCCAAGCTGTGCTTCACCAGAATCGTGGCCGGGCTGTGCTGGCCCAAGCTGGTCACCCCCGGGGCGATTGTGGCCCTGGCCGAGGATGCGCGCGCGGATGCCATTGACGGTATCCGTGTCTTGCACCTGGTCGAGTACGTGGCCGAGGCGGATGTGGAGCAGCTTCTGGAGCTGGCCTCCCAGATCGCCCCCCTGGCCGACGACTCCCTGGGGCGCTCGGCCGTGTCCGTCTGGGTCGGCAATCCCTGGCATCCGTTCCATAGCCGGCTGCGACCGTTCAACGCCCGGCTGACCCAGGAGGCCCGGCCGCGTATCCACCTGCGCCCAGCCCCCGGCATAGGGAAGGGATGGCAGGTGTTGGAAGACTGGTTGCCCTATCTGCAACGTCGCATCGTAGGTCGGGCGGCCCTGCTGCTTAAAAACCGCGACCTTATTGCCAAGATCGAGGATGCCGGGCGGGATGTGCGCCGTAAGATCGAGGATTTCCCGGCCGTGGCGGCGCTCGTGTGGGCCATCGCGTACTGCGATGAGCGCGCGGCGATGCAACGGCAGCCAAAAGAGCAGTCAGAAAATTCCGGTAACGTGGCGGGGTATTGATTTATGGGCGAAGAAACAGTTTTGAGTAGCATGGCTGCAATTTGCAAAGTGCTCGGTGGTATCGGACGCCGCCGGTTCCTGCGCTACATAGAGGAAGGAATGCCAGTAAAAAAGGATGGATATAGCTACACTGCGGACAAGGAAAATGTTCTCCGTTGGTGGAAGGAGCGCACGAAAAAAGATTTGCAGGCATGAATTTCTGTCAAGAAAAAATTCATAGTCAATTCCCTAGCAATCCCCTAGCGACTCCCGTTCATTCCCTGCCAATTCCGTATCACCGGCCGGGAATCTGAAAAACCCGTGCTAACAGGGAGGCCTGAACGGCCGCCCACCGTTTCTTCTCTCTCGGTAGAGCCTCATCCTCCCGGACATGGCGGCCACCAACACGGAGGCCGCCATGTCCCCCCTTTTCGTCCTCACTCCCGGACAGTTGGATCAGATCGTTGCCGAATGCGCCCAGCAATGGGCGTTGCCGTTTCCGCTCGTGCGCGGCGTGGTCCTGCACGAATCCGGGGGCGGCGATGTCTGGGCCTGGAATCCCGAACCCCGCTACCGGTGGTTCTGGGATGTCCGCAAGAATACGCCGTTTCGAGCCGTCACGAGCGCCGAGGTCGCGGCCAAGGTGCCGCCCACGGATTTCCGGGCCGCCAGTGCCGGCGTTGATCCGGACGCCGAATGGTGGGGCCAGCAAGCGTCCTGGGGGCTCATGCAGATCATGGGCGCCGTGGCCCGGGAGCGTGGTTTCACGGGCCGGTTCCTGAATGCCCTTCATGATCCCGTCCTCAACGTGAACATCGGCTGCAAGCATCTGGCGGCCTATGCCAAACGCTACCTGGGAAGCCTGGGCTGGCCTGGAGTGCTGCGCGCCTACAACGGCGGTCCCTACGCCGCCACCCACAATACCAATCCCGAGTACGTGGACAAGATCCGGGCACAAATCCCGGGTGGGAGGCTTCCCGATGCGTAAGCTGCGCAATTTCTTCCAGCACGTGTTCAACCCCCAGCATTTCTACTGCCGTCTGATGGATTGCGGTCTGTCCAGCAATCTGGCCCTGCGCGTCAGCGCGGTGTGGGAATGGGTCTACCGGCGGCCGCGCGTGGCGCTCGTCGCCCTGGCCACGGGGTTGGTGATCGCCTCCTGCGCCACTTCCGCCCAGGCAAAGCACGTTCATCCCGAGCATTGGTACCAGGCGATCTGGTGCAGTGAGCAGGGCGGCGCCATGGAAACCGTTCCGCGTGCAGGGCTGCGGGTCGATTGCGAGACGGACACCCACGCCATCGAATTCGATTTCGCGCCCAAGTGGGCCGAATCCGTTGGCCAAGCCCTGGCCTATGCCGAGGCGACCGGCAAGCATGCCGGTATCGTCCTGATCCTGGAGCGACCCGGGGATGCCCGGTTTCTGGACAAGCTCAAGCTGGCCGTGGCCGGAGCGGCCGCGCCGATCGATGTCTGGACCATGGGCCCGGGTGTCCCGGTCGAGGCCGGTCATGCCCGCTAAGGACATAGCCAAGGCCTACGTCCGGTCCCGGACGGTCTGGGTCGGTATCGCGCAATGGTTGCTCAATGGTGTGGTCATCCTCATGGCCTCGGGCAAGACCCATGCGCTCAATATCAGCGTGGATGACGCCACGCTGTGGACCATTCCCTTGACTGCCCCCGTCTTGTTCGCCGCCGCGTCGGCCCTGGTTTGGCTGCTGCTCTATTTTCGGGGCAAGGCCAGCGGGCCGCTTTTGACGGTGTCCGGCCAAGTTACGGACGTCGTGCCGCAGGCTTCGGGGCAATACCTACTGCAAGAGATCCAAGCAAATTTGAATTCCCTGAGCGATCAAGCGGCGCGGATTCAAGAAGACCGGAAGCGTCAGATGGACCAGGCACGGATGGATGTCCCTATCGGAAAACAGGAAGCAAAGCCGTGAAGATTTTGTCCATTGACGGTGGCGGCATCCGTGGGCTGATTCCAGCCCTGGTCCTGGCCGCCTTCGAGACGCGGACCGGCCAGTCGGTCGCCAAGCACTTCGATTTTATCGCCGGCACGAGTACCGGCGGTATCGTGGCCCTGGGGCTGGCCGCCGGCATCCCGGCCATGTGTTTGGCCGAGTTTTACCAGGAACGCGGCCCGGCGATCTTTTCGCGCTCGCTCAAAAAGCGGCTGGAATCCCTCGGAGGGCTGGCCGACGAGCTGTACGATGCCGGGGAGTTGGAACTTGCCCTGGCGGACCTGTTCGGGGATCGGCGTCTGTCCGACGTCGAAACGCGGTCCATGGCTGTGGCCTACGACATCGAGCAGCGCGAAACCGTGCTGTTCCGGTCTTGGGGGAATGCCGATTACCGATTGGCCGACGTGGCCCGGGCCACCTCGGCCGCACCGTGCTACTTCGAGCCCTTCGCCATTCCTGACCTCTCCGGTCGCATCCTGGCCTGTGTGGATGGCGGGGTGGTGGCCAACAATCCGTCGCTTCTGGCTTTCAGCGAGGCCGAAGGGCCCCATTTTCTTGTTTCCATTGGTACGGGTCGGAGAGAGCGGCCGATCGCACTGCATGAGGCCGTGAACTTTGGCGCCGCGCAATGGGCGCCGCATCTGCTCGACATCATCTTTTCCGGCCAGGCCGAGTTGGCGCACCAGCTGTGCCGGTCCTGGCTGGGGAGCAATTATGTCCGGTTGCAGGTCGAGCTGCCCGAGGATGTGCCCATGGACGCCACGGACGCACGGGCCTTTGCGGTGATGCGTCTGGCCGCCAGGCGGCTGGCGGAAAGCGCCGAGGCGACACAGGCATTGCAACTGGTGGAGGCCGCCTGATGTGGGGCACGGCCAGGGAATATCTGACCGAGGTGTTCCGCGATCTGCTCGCCGGATGGCTCGGGAAAGGGGCGGTATCCGGCGTGCTGGCCATGGTGCTGAGCTGTATTGGCGGATGGGACAAACTGGCGAGCGGACTTTTCCTTTTGATGTGTCTGGATTTCGCCCTCGGTTTTGCCCGGGGATGGATGGACGATTGCTTGTCGGGACGTAAGTTCCGCCGTGGGCTGGCGAAGTTTTTTTTGTACGCGGCCGCTATCCTTGCGGCCAGTACGCTTGACGGTGTGCTCAACGTCAAGGCCGAAGCCTTGCTGCATATCGATTTCCGGGCCGGCATGGTCATGTATCTGGCCATAAACGAGACCCTGTCCATCCTGGGACATTTGCGCGCGTGCGGTGTGCCCCTTCCGCAAAAGCTCATCCAACGCCTGAAGGATTATCGGGATTGCACGGTGTTCACGGGCAAGCAGGAAAAGGGGGCACCACGTGGCTGAAGAAAAGCTCCCTGGTCTGGCGCAACGCCTGGTTGCCGAACTTAAGGAGGATCAGCGCGATCGGGAACCCCTCGAACGGCGGTGGTTGGAAGACTACCGCATGTACATGGGCATCTATGACCCCGGCATGCATTTCGAGGAGGGACGAAGCCGGATCTATTTCCGTACCGCCAAGGTGAAAGCGGATACGGTTGTGGCGCGGTTGATGGACATCCTTTTCCCTCGGGCTGGCGATCGGAACTGGGAGATTCAGGCCACGCCGGAGCCATATCTTGGCCAGGATGTCATGGGGCTGGTCGATACCGTGCGGCAGATGCAGGGAGACGCGGCGGCAAAGACCCTGCTCGATGCCGTGGTAAAACAGCGCATTGATGCCATGACCAAGGTTATGGCCGACCAGCTGGCCGAAGCCCCGGACAAGTCCGGTTATCGGGCGACCATGCGCAAGGTTGTTCGTTCGGCCGCGATGTACGGCATGGGCGTGCATAAAGGACCTCTGGTCGATGAGCGCACGCGCAAGACGTGGAAGCTCAAAGCCATTGCGGCCACCGGTGCGGGCGGTCTGGCCGAAACCCGGGAAGCCTGGGTGCTCGACGAGTCTCCGGTCGAGCTGCGCCCCTATTTCCGGGATGTGGTCGTCTGGAACGTCTTCTGGGATATGACAGCCAAGGACCTGCAGTCCTGCCGGCGTTTCTGGGAAGAATATCTGATGGTGTATGGCGAGGTTGTGGACCTGGCCAAACGGAAGTCGTTTTTCGGGGGCGTGATCCGGGAGTACTTGCAGCAAAACCGGGATGGGGACGCGGTCGAGCGCACCTATGAGTCGGAATTGCGGCTGTTGGGTGACAAGAATAACAGCCGTCAAATCAAGAATCGGTTCCGCGTGGTGGAGCGCTGGGGCTGGTTGCGTGGGGATGAACTCCAGGAATGTGGCGTCGAGATGGGCGACGATCCCCTGGAAGAAGACTATTTCTGCAACGTTTGGCTGCTCGGCGACCGCATCATCAAAGCCGTGCGCGCCCCGTTGCGCGGCGTGGATTATCCCTACCAAATCTTTTGTCTTTCCAAAGACGAATCCGGACTGTGCGGCGAAAGTATCCCGCGCATCATGCGGCACCAGCAAGAGGCCTATGCCGCCATTGTCCGGGCCATGATCGATAATGCTTCGATCAGTGCCGGCCCCATTGTCGGGGTGAATACCACGGCCCTATCCCAAAGCGATGATCCGGGAAGCCTGCATGCGTTCAAGATCCTGAAGTTTGAGGACACGGACGACATGAAGGGCGCGATCGCGTTTTTCCAGGCCCAAAGCCGCATTCCCGATCTGCTGGCCATGCTCAAGGCCTTTGAGGATGCCGGAGACAACCAGACCGTTCCACGCTGGGTCAATGGCGACGGCAAGGTCTCCGATGCCGCCAAGACCTTGGGCGGCCTGTCCATGCTCATGTCCGCCATGTCGGTCAACCTGGCCGAGATGATCAAGATCTTCGACGACGACGTGACCTCGCGGTTTATCACCGCGCTCTATCACTGGAACATGGATTTCAATTCCCGGGCGGATATCAAGGGCGATTACAACATCAAGGCTCTTGGTTCCACGGCGCTCATGGCCAAGGAAGTCCAGTCGCAACGGCTTATTCAATTCCTGCAAATCGTCATGCAGAGCCCTGATCTTCTGATGATGACGAACGTGCAAAAGGCACTTCGTGCGATTGCCGTTTCCATGGAGATTCCGGAAGGCATTATTTTCGACGATGCAACCATTGAGCAGAACAAGCAAAAGCAAATGCAGATGCAGGTTTCCGCCGAGCAACAGTCGAAGCTCCAAACCTTGCTCGACGAGATGAATTCGCGTGGCATCCCTCCGGATCAGTCCCTGCAACAGTTGCTTGCCCAGGTTTTGACCGAACTTTCGCAGGGCCAGGCCACGCCTGGTCCGGCGCAGCAGCCCCAGGCGCTCCCTGCCCAGGGTCTGGAGGTGGCGGCATGAGCATGAAGCTGACCAACATGGCTTTGACCAAGTCCGAGAAGAATGGCCGGGAAAAGCCTATGGCCCTGGACGAAGGCAAGTATCCCTGGGGGCTGGGGCTGTGTCTCGACAATCAGTCCCTGAAAAAGCTCGGTCGGACGCAAAGCGATTTCAAGTCCGGCGGGTATGTCTTTTTGTTGTGCAAGGCAAAATGTACCTCCGTCACATCCAGGGATGAAGGCGGCAAGGAAGAGACGAGCGTTTCGTTGCAGATCGAGTCCATGGATTTGCAGACAAAGTCCGATCGCGTGTCCGAGGCATTCGGCAAGGTGTACGGCGATGACGGGTGAGGATGACTGCTTGTTCCGTTTGTCGGAATTCAAATTGAGTCCCTGTTTTCAGGCGTTCATGGATCTGATTGATGTGAAAATCGACCAGGCCCGTACAAAGCTGGAAAACTGCGATGTGGACAAATTCCGACGTGTGCAGGGCCGGATCGAAGCTTTGCGCGGATTGAAAAAGTCCCTGACTTCCGAGCGGAAGCGCGAAGAAGACGGGCAATCATAAACGGCTTCCCGCAAGGGACCCGACGGACCAGGCCCGGAAGAAACGGCACCTGGCGCAACTGGAGGACTTATGGCTGGTGAGAAGCAGGATATGACGCAGGAAGAAAGCACGGCCCTCGATACGGCTTTGGATGCAGTCTACGGGGATGACACAACCTCCTCCAGGGAAGAGAGTCCTACGCTCCCGGATGCGCCACAACCGAAGCCGTCGCAGGCTTCGGAAGAAGGGACGACGTCGGAAACCGATGCGGAGGACGAAAACGAATCTGCCGTTGCCCCCGAACCTGGTCCCGACGAGACGCCTGACGGCGAAACCTCGGAAGAGTCCCCGTCGTCCGAACCTGGTCCCGCCGGAGACGACGAGGTGGAGCGGCTGCGCCAGCAGTTGCGCACCATGGAAGGACGCCTCAAGGCGGCAAACGACCAGGTGACCGAACTGCGGGATAAAAAACCCGCAACGCCTCCGGATGCGACGCCGAATGCCACGGAAAAACCGGCCGTCGTGGAGATCCCGGAAAGCCTGGCCTCGGACGCAGCCGAGTTCGATTCCCTCTATCCAGACCTGTCCCAGGCGTTGCGCTTGGCCGGCGCGGTTGGCGATCGCGCCCGCCGGCTGTTGCGGGACGCGGGACCGGATATGGCGGCCCTGTGCCTGGATCAGGCGATGCTCCGGTCACAAATGGACAAGGGCATCAAGGGCGTCGAGGCCAAGACCGAAGCTCGGACACGCCAGGAACACCTGGAACGGATCGCGAGCGCGCATCCTGAAATGCGCGGGTTCGTCACGGGCGATCCCGGCGACGTGCAAACCTCCCAGGCCTATCTGGCCGGCGTCAAGACGTGGGTCGAAAGCCTGCCGTACAAAGCGGCGCTTGACCGTGTGGCTGTACTGCAAAAAGGCAGTGCAAGCCAGGTGAACGCGCTTCTCACCGAATACAAGCAGCAAGCGAAATCTCCGAAGACGGTTATCGATCCGGCCGCGCGGCGTCGCGCTCAGGCCGCCGAAGGGGTGGACAGCAACCGTACCACCCGTCTGGCGACCGATCGCGACAGTGCGAAGGCCGGCGTGAAAGCCGCGTACGATGTCGTCTATGGAGACGCATAAGAGGATCGTATGGCCCTCAGTAAGTACGGTGACATTTCGGAAGAGACCGGGGTGATGATTGCGGGAGAATTCCTGGAACGCGCCAAGGTCAACATGGTCACCAGTCTGTTTGCGCAGACCAAGCCCATGCCGAAGAACAAAAGTCAAAAACAGAAGTTCCGGCGATACGAATATCCGTGGGGATCAACGCCCAAGCCGTTGCTCGAGGGTGTGACCCCGAAGGCTGGGAAAGTGAAGATTACCGATATCTACGTCGATATTACCCAGTACGGTGATCTGCTTGAACTTACGGATGTGGTCGAGGATACCCACGAGGACCCGGTGTTGCGGGAATTTTCCGGGTTGCTCGGCGAGTCCGCGAGCGAAATGCTCGAAAACATCCGTATCGCCCACCTTCTGTCCGGGACGAACGTCATGTTCGCTAACGGGTCATACCGTAGCGACGTGAATACCAAGGTCACCAAGGTGATGCTCCGCAAGATCGTCAAGTTTTTGAAGATCGCCCGGGCCTCGCGCATCACCAAGATGCTGAAAAGCTCCAATGCCTACGGCACGGTGTCGGTCAAGCCCGCCTTCATCGGTCTCGTGCATCCGGCCATGACTCCGGACATCCAGGACCTCGCCGGCTTCAAATCGGTCGAGGACTATTCCGGGATCTCTCCCTACATCAACGAGATCGGCGCGATCGAGGATATCCGGTTTATCGAACAGAATCTGCTGTTGCCCTACGAGGATGCCGGCGGCGCCGTCAGCACGGGGCTGGCTTCGACCAGCGGCACCAAATGCGACGTCTACCCGTTCCTGGTTCTCGGCGCCAATGCCTACGCCGACGTACCCCTCAAGGGCTACCGGATGCAGAACGCCGACAACAAGGGCGAAATGGTGGTGCCGGTGGAGATTCTGGTCCAGCAGCCCAACAAACCGTCCAAGTCCGATCCGCTCGGGCAGCGGGGAAGCGTCGGCTACAAGACCTGGGGCGCTACGGTCATTTTGCAGGACCTGCACATCGTGCGCGGCGAAGCGGCCGTGTCCGAATAAGGAGCAACTATGCATGGCATGATCGATGGATTCCCCCGGGCCGACCAGGTTGTCGTCCTGGGATATCTGCGCTCCGGGGCGATGACCGCCCCGGGGTTGGGCATCAAGGCCGCCGGGAGCGCCGATGCCCTGGCGGCGGCCTTTTCCTATGCCATCAACGGCAAACTCGGCAGCAAGGCTGCCCAAGCAACGCTGTCCCTGGCCGGGCTGGGCACGGTGGCGGCCGGGGCCACGAAAACGGCGTTTTTGACCATCACCACGAATGGGACGGTTTCGGTGGTCGGCGTGACTGCGGACGGCGACGGCGAGACCGAGATCCCCGAGCCGGACGACGGCGCGTGTCTCTGGGGCGCCGTGACCGTGGCCAACGCGTCGACTTCGGAATTTGTGGCCGGCACCACGGCCCTGGATGCCACGAATATTACGGTGACGTATGCCAGCCTGTTCGGCGCCGTGCCGGGTGATACCCTGTAAGGAGGTTTGTTCTGATGGCCAAAACCGAAACGACCACGGCCCAGACTGAAACGCGCTACCGGGTGGTTATCAATTCCGATTCGGGCCCGGGTGGCACGAACCGTGTGGAGCTGATCCATAACGGCAGAATCGTCAGCGTCGAGCGTGACAAGGAAGTGCTTTTGACCAAGCCGTACCTGGGAGTGCTCGAAAAAGCGGCGATCCGGGGTTATACGGCGGCGGACCAAGGCGGGGTCAAAGCCGTCCCGGGCCGGCGGCGTTTTTCCTACTCCCTGTTGGGCCAGGAAGAAGTGGCGACCAGCGCCACGGACAGCGCGGAAAGTTCGGACACGACGGGCACCACCACGTCCACGACGGACGCAGGCGATGCGACTTCCTGAACTGCTGGCGGCCGTGCGGCGGCCTTTGCGGGCGTGTGACATCGGCGATCCCGAGCTGATCGACTACGCCAACGAGATGCTGCGGCTGGCCGCCTCCCGGGTTTTCCTGCCCGACCTGGAGGAAACGGCAACCATCACCGTGCCGGCCGGCGCCACCTCCGTGGCGCTGCCCGGCGATTATCAGCGGGACCTGTTTGCCGTGAAAAACGGCGATGGCGTGCCGCTTGTCGTGTCTACCTCCGCGAAGATCAAGGGGTTGCGGCTGGGCTGTCCACCGCCCGGCGCGGTCCGGGTGGTGGCCGCAGCCGGCAGCACGTTGCATCTCTGGCCCGAGGCAGACGCGGAAGAAACGTTGGTACTCGGCTATTTCCGACTGCCGCGTACCCTCGAACAGGTGGCGGGAAGCGTCACCTTCTCGGCCGCGACCAAGGGACTTTCCGCCACGGCGCCGCTCTTCGCCAGGTTCCATGCCGGAGACCTGTTCAACACGGACAGTGCCTTGAATGCCGGGGCCTATACCGTCGCGGAAGCGGACGAAACCACGTGTACCGTCGAGGAAGCGGTTGCCGACGAAACCGCAACAAACGTGAATATCGCGGCCACGGAGATCGAAGGGATTCCCCGTGAACTGCGGCGCAACGTGCTCGTCAACGGCATGCTGACCATGGCCTTCGAGACCATAGAAGACGCCGTGGAGGGAAAACCGAACACCGATCGATACCGTGCCTTGTATGAAGCCGGCATCAAGGAGCTGAAGCGCGCGATCGTGGCCACGGGCTATATCGCGCCTACGGGTCGATCCTCCGAACTGCATTTCCAGGCGCTCGCATGAAATCGCTCCGGTTTGCCCGGTGCCTGGGCCTCAATACCGTCTCCGCTCCCCAGTCCCTGATTTTCGATCCCCGAAGCGGCGCCTGGGAAGCCGCGTTGGCCGTCAATGTCGACTTTGTCGACGGCGGCCGGCGTTGGCGCACCAAGCCCGGTTGCGTGCGGGTCGAGTCCGGGAATTGGCGCGACGGCTTCGATGCTTCCCTGGGCGGGCATTATGCCGTCAAGGATGACGTGCTGGTCGAAGTCCTCGGGGAAAACTCCACGCGTGCCCTGATGTCTCTCCTGACCTTTGGGCGGGTGGCCTGGACCGATCTGGATGACCTGGTCTTTTGGAGCAATGGTCTGGAGAAGGGGCTTATCCAGGACGGGGAGGCGGTTGCCTGGGGCGGGGTGTCGTGGCCCGTGGCGAGCGAGGCGCACCGGTTCGAGTCGCCCCCGGCTGGCCAGGTTCTCGGATCGCATGGGGGACGGATCTGGATCGGCGTTGATTCGTCGCTGTGTTTCACCGAGGGGGCCGGCGGGTGGCATTTTTGGCAACCGGCGGCCAATATCATCGAAATGCCCGGGCGGATCACCATGATTCGGGGATTGGCCGAAGGGCTGTATGTCGGCACGTCGGCCGGGGTCTATTACCTGGCCGGGACCGATCCGGACCAAATGCGGCTGCGCCGCGTCTTTTCCGATCCCACCATTCCGGGCCTGGACGCCCATGTCCAGGCCGACAACTTCGGCAAATTCGATCCTGTTCGGGCCGTGGTCTGGGTCACGCCGCATGACGTGTGCCTGGGCCTGCCGGACGGGTTGGTTGTGCAACTCATCAAAGACAGGGTGGCGCTCGACGCGCCCGCCTCGACAGGTGGGCTTGTTCTCCTGCCGAAGCGGCTGGTCGCAGTGCTGCACCCGTAAGGAGCTTTTGTCATGGCACTGCGTTTGTCCACGGGGCTTCGTAACAAGCTGCTCGGCACCCAAAGCTTCAAGGATGCTATGGCGAATGGGGTCATCCGGATTTTTTCCGGGGTGCAGCCGACCACGGCCGATGATGCCGAGGCCGCGACCGTTCTTCTGGAAATCACCGTGTCCTCGGGCGCGTTCACGGCCGGCGCGGCCACCAACGGCCTGAACTTTGGTGATCCGGCCAGCGGTTCCCTTGCCAAAGCCGTCGCCGAGGTCTGGTCCGGTGCCGCCAGCGTTACCGGCACGGCCGGTTGGTTCCGCTTCTACGCCAATGATCTGACCACCGGTGCCAGTACCACGGCCGCCCGTTTCGATGGTTCGGTCTCCACCTCCGGCGCCCAGCTCAACATGTCGAGCACGGCCATCACCGCCGGGGCCACCACTACCATCGACAGATTCATCGTGACCATGCCTGCGTCGTAAGCCGCAGAAACCGGAAGGAGATGATCGCATGGACGTACAATCCGCCATGTTTGTTTTGGACCGCGCGGTTGATCTGGTCAAAAGCCGCCCGGCTATGGGTATTGATGAGACCTTGAAGGATCTCCGCGCGATCTCTGGCGCGCTGCTGGCATTGTTGCAGGACTACGCTGGACCGATCCCCGATCCGCCCTGCACGGTTGATTCCGGCGAGGACACGAAGGTCAGCTAACCCGTCACAGCATATACTCTGGGAGCCGAGCCATGGAAAATTTTCAACCACCATCACTGCCGGTGCGGATCGCTTGGGATTTGCAAGGTGACAAGATGGCTGCGGAAAATTTGCGTGGTCTCGGCTCTCAGCTTTTGGCTCAAATGCAGCGCGAGAATGTGAATGACTATGCACAATATAGCAAGACTGCGGAATTTGAGGATGGGACGTTTGTTGCAGTAAAACGTGATAAGCAAGTGTTGTGCGACAACTATACAATTACAATCTTTTCTCCGACAAAAGAAGAGAAAGAGATACAAGAAGAACCGACATTTCAAGAGCTAAAAGAAGACCAATTTTATTGGGTTCCTGGGTGTGTGGCAAGGTATGATTTATCGAGTAGTGTAAAAAATTGCATCATCAATAGTGAAATAGCAGACTCAAAGGTGTTGGTGGCAAAAGGGTCAGATGAGGTTGTATCAAGCCAGACGTCAAAGACAATCGAGGAAGCCGGTTTGCCAAGAGGCGGCTCGTCTCCGGGTGGCCTAATTACAAGAGAATATGGGATTATGGTGTTGCCTGGTGATTCTACAGAAACGAAACTTACACAGGCAGCGTCAGGTCTTCAATATTCTGACGAAGTAATTCCTTTATCAGGGGCATTCACTGTTTCATGCCTTATAAGGCTTAACGACAAAATTAAATACGATTATTCGTTTACAGAAAAAACAGAGGAAATCAATAATGGGTTTGTTGTTTATAACCCAATTAAGCCGAGGGTTTTATCATCTACAGCGGGGAAAACGTGGTTCACGGAATGCCCTGGCAGTGTAGCTCCAATTATAGGAATACTTAATCCTTCTCGATTTTCAAATCACTATGTGAAAATGACAAATCCATGGCCATCTACAAATGAAAATTTTGTTAGTAACCAAAAAAAACAAATTGGATATCGAGAAATAGGAAGTGTTTGCGAAGATGAGCCGCTCCTTTTAACAGAATATTCAAGAGACTCTCCGTATTGGGATAAAGTTGAAATTGGATCAATAGAAACGCTTGAAGGGGAATTCGTTGATTTTTGGGAAGAAAATACGGAGATAAACAATGCGGCACCCTATGCGTCATTTTGCAAATTTAAAGTAGATGGTGACCATCGGATGCCTGTTGGCACACGCGTCACGGGCCTAACGGGTAGTGGAGATACGCGCTATGCCACAATTGACACATTTACGTGCGAATACAATGAAGACGGATCAATAAAAAATACAACACTTACAATAAAGGATTATCAATACAAACTCTACATAAACAGCACCACACCGACATTGTCATTTGGGAGCCGACCTTTTCCTGTATGTCACAAGCAAGGATACATGATTGGGTTAAATTACATAGGTTTATTTTTTGCTAACGGGAATAAGATTCTTGCTGGAAAGCTCTGCGATTTTGAAAATGAATATGTATACAATAAAATAATGTCTAGCGAATTGAACATAGGATCATATTATCATGTTTGCATGACTTTTGATGACAGCGGAAATGCGGCACTTTATCTAAAAGAGTTTGGTGGTGGAAGCGAACTTTTGCAGGATGCGCAGACCACAGCATCTTTTTATAACTATTCAGGCTTTGAACAATTATTGCCTTATGTTTCAGGTGAAAGTGCGTTCGCATTTACACCTGGGAATGATAGCCTAGCATCGGATTGGGCTTCATCCTGGTTATTTTCAGCAAACATGGAAATCGGATTGCCTCGATTTTATAAGAGGGCGCTTTCTCTGAAGGAAGAGCAGCTTCTGACACAAGAGCTTTTCAACGGCCGGTTTGTTGCAGACGATTTTGAAGCAAGTATGCTTATGGCGGCTGGCTATACACCTGTGCAAATTTGAATAGGTATTACACATGTATTTAATCTCACAGTATTACAATAAAAATGGGAAAATTGTAACGGCCGCGCCTGGAATGGATACAAGAGAATTTTATCAGAATCTGGCTGGTAAGCATACTTTTAATGAAATGTTTCGAGCAGCGAATCTTGATTTAGGTATTGGTTATAAAATCACAGAAAGTGGATTCTATTTTTATACAAGTGGAGAGCCTGGGATTGTAAAACCAAAATATACTGAGCGTGACACAACATCCGTATGGAACAATGAAACTTCACAAGAAGATGAATATTATATTAGCACTCGCGGAAGTATTCAATCAGTAATGGCAGGTGACGGAAATATTGTTGCACAAGTAGGTGGTCTGAGACATCTTGAAATAATAGTTCCTAATGAAAATATGATAGATCTTTCTCATGTCCGTTTTGGATTTGAGGCAATGGGATATGGATGTCAAGCTAGTATTTATCTAGAAATACGAAATCAAGACGTACAAAACAACTTTAGTGAATTTTATTTTGGGACAGGATGGAGTACAAAAAAATATGCCGAGCAACTTACTGTACGGTTACAAACATCATTGAGCGAAGGAATTTCCAGAATGAAAATGTACAATGAAAATAGCGAGTATTATATGTCTGATTATAAATGGCATAAATATATTTTAGAAGTCGTGTATAATAATTATTTTAGATTTTTAATAGATGGCGTGTTGATTCATGAAGAAAATTTCTCAGATTATGGAGAAATACATAGCGGAGAACAAACACTAACTTTCCAAGCGGCAACGGTTGAAGACGACGACGTATTGTTTATAAAAAATGCCTTTGTGGAAAGTTTATAATGAACAAACTTCCATACCCTGAGTCAGTGCCGTTGCAGTTTGTTGGGTTCCCTGCGTCTATTGACATTAGACTTGGTTCTATTGGAGCGAGTTTTGTTCCTAGCGCAAGTCTTGGGACAAAGGTTTCTCTGACACAAACGCCCAAAAGTCTTGTTGCGCAGGGCGAATATGTTATGGGGAATGACCTTCCAGATTATAAATGTATATATTCTGATACAGGAGAAGATGAAAACTACAATATAAAAATTACGTTTGATGGATTCGCTTCTTTTTTCTTTTTTTACCAAGGCTGGGATTGGACATCAAATACATATATAATTGATAAATTTTATACATTTTACATTAGAAAATTAATAATAATTGAATTCAAAGGACAACCGCCGATTGAGAACTTTGATGAGTGGGAGTGTGAAACGCTTATCCCGTCGGGTGTTGATTTGTCGTCTTTGACGGCTGGTCCATTAGCTTCATTAGAATTTTCCGACTTTATTATAGATTCATCGGAGTATATTTTTGTATCAGGAGTTAAATATTATATTGATGATGGTGAGACAATCACAATAAAATCAAAAACTGGTGTTGATGCAAAGTTTACTCGCTTCGGTGACACCATAACTCTCTCTAGTTAATATGTATACAATATTTGACTATATAGCTACTATTGAATCAACACCAATCCAAAATTCTACAGGAGATGGAATTAGTGTCGTTCCTCTCCTTCTTGGTGACGGTTCCGGAACATGCGGTTGTGTCGGCCTTGCCACGATTCCGGCGCTGACCGGAGATGGTACGGCGGACTGGGCGCCTTTCAGTGCCTGTACGCTGCCGGCGTTGGATTCGACGGGCACGGACGCCGACTATCATCCGGCCTGGGGTGATCCAGAGACGCCGGCCATGGAAAGCGACGGCACGGCGCATGTCGTGATCGAGTCGGTAACATTGCTTACGCCGTTCTTTCTGGAGTCTTCGGCCGGAGCGATCGCGAGTAATGCACTCCCGGCCTTCAACGCATATGGGCTCGATGATAGTTTTGCGAGAACGGCTTCTGGTGCCGCTCTCTTTTCGACACTGACTGGCGAGGCGATCGCCTGTGGCCTCTATAAGCCTATCGCCAACTCCCTCCCCTCGGTCGCGGTTGTCGGATTGCTGCAACAGGGCAATATCTCCCTGGCCGATGCTGCGGCCACGCTCTTTCATGGGCTCACGACGTCCGATGCGATCGCGGCAAAAGCGGCTCGGTATGTTGCGGGGTTCTCTTATGTTTCAGACGGGGACGGCTACGGCGACACCTGGACATGTGCGCTAGCGACCTATCAGCGCAAATACGGCGATTGCGAAGATGGCGCGATCCTCATTCATGGGCTTTTGCTGGCGGCCGGCGTCGAATCGAACCGCATCATGACCTGCTTTGGCACGGCTGGCGGTTCCGGTCATGCCTGGACGATCTACCGGCGGGAGTCGGACGAGGAATGGGTGCCGTTGGAGTGGACGGATTCCGCTTTGGCATCCCTTGCTTCCGTGGACAACCTGAAGCGCATGCTGGATGTGCGCGATACGTACACGGCCGTTGCCTATATCCTGACCGCGACCTCCTTTTCAGCTGTCACGACCCCGGACTGGGTAAAGAAGCTGACGCTCCTGACGGCCGAGGCGGCGCTTTCGTTTCCGGCACTCTCCGTTTCGGGGCGCGTCGGATCAAGTGCTTCTGCAACCCTCCGGCTTTTTCAGGGCTTGCTGGCAACGTCTCTTACCGTACAGGGCAAGACAGGCGCGCGAGCGAGCCTGAAGATTCCCCTCCAGGCGACCGGAGTCGGCAGTCAAAAGGCCTTTTGCCTCGGTTCCGTGAAGGCGCCGCAGCTGGTGACACAGAGCCGGGCCGGTGCCCGGGCGACGATTTTCACGCCGGAATTCTCCATGCTCGGGCAGTGCTCCGGCACGGCCGGGCGCCTTGGCCTGGCGCTGCCCGCCTGCAAGATATCCGGTGCCGCGACCGTGGATTTGATCGGCAAGGCTGCGCTGCCTTGGCCCCTGCCTCTCTGCAAGGGCGAGGGGAGCACCGGAAGCCTGGCGGCAGGCGTGGTACGCCTGGACAGGATTGCGGCTACGGGGCGCCTGCGCCAAGGACCGGCGGCGCACGCCGCGTGCGGGCTACCGGATGTGGCGTGCCAGGCGTTGGCGGCCGCTGACATGTCCGGAACCTTGACCGGAATGCGTGTCGCCGCTTCCGGCGTTGCCGGCCTGCGCGCCGCTGCCGCCTTGGCACTCCGGACGGCAATCGTCGCCTCCGGACTCGTTGGTGTTGCGGGTAGGGGTGCCGCAACGCTGCCTTGTCCGACCGGTGGCGGCGAAATGTCGGCCGTGGCCTCTTCTCGGGGTGAGGCCTCGATCATCTGTCGTCGGTTACTTGTCGATGCGAGCGGCTCGGCGGGTGTTTGGGGAGTCGGGGTCGCAATGCTGCCTTGTCCGACCGGTGGCGGCGAAATGTCGGCCGCGGCCTCTTCTCGGGGTGATGCTTCTCTCTCCTGCCGCCGGTTGCTTGTCGAAGCCAAAGGTTTTGTTGGTGGAGTCGGTGCTGCTGTGGCGCTCCTTCCGATGCTTCGTGACGTAGGCGAGGCAAAGCAGGGACCGATGGCACTGGCTGTTTGTCGGATTCCAAATTTTATTTGCGATATGGGTAGTTCGCCTGACGCCGTTGCAGATTCCGACGAAGACTTGCCAATGTTTTCAGTTTTTGGGCATGCAACCAGTCCAATATCCTGGAACTCTCCCCTGCATTATGATCCCATGAGGTGGCGATGAACAGCAATACGCTGTGCTTGTCCTTGGCTTTGGATGGAATGGTTCCGAGCCAATATAGTGGTTGGCCGTTTTCATCCTTCTTTCAAATGGATGGCCATTTTTATGCCACGGCTCCCGATGGGCTCTATCGCATTGGGGGGGGTGATGACGCCGGAGACCCGATTCTTTGGCGTGTCGCCGGGCCGGAAACGGATTTGGGGCGCGATGACGTCAAGCGGGTGCGGGCGGTTTCCTTGGCCGGGCCGAGGCTTGAGGATGTCCGTGTGGCCATCCGTTATGAAAATGGATCAAGCCCGGCTGTGCAACAACTCCGGCCTGGGTGTTTTGTCGCGGGGCGCGGAGGTCAAGGTGGGGCTTTTCAATTTGAGGTTTCGGGTGAGGGACAGGCCGAGGTGACGGCCGTGGGCGTGGATGTCCTTTCGCTTGGGAGGAGATGGTAATGTCGGACGCGTCTGACGTTCATAATCAGATTTTCGGTATCCGGGTAACGTCATCAAATCTGCAACAATCCATGTTGGATATGGTGACGAGCGCGGCGGCCGGCTTGACCTCCGAAGCAACGATTGATGCGATTGCGGTGGATACGGTGACAACGCCGTATGAGCCGACGCTTGCCACGTATCCCACCGCTCCAACGGTCCCGACGATGGATGTCACGGCGCCGAGCGCCCCGGATGCGCCGGAAATGGAAACAGCCGAGGTGCCGGAGGTTGCGATTCCGGTTTTCACGGCGACTCCCCCCACCCTCAATTTTCCGACGTTTGAGGATTTGCCCTTTCCCGAAGATCCTGGTGAAGCGCCCGAGGTCGGAAGTATCCCGATTCCCGAACTCGACACGTATGTCATCCCCGATCCGCCGCAGTGGGACCTGATCGAAATACCGGAAACACCGACCTACATCACACCGAACTTCGAGGGGGTACGGCCGGCGCTGCCCGCCATGGAAACGCCTGGAGAAGTGTTTTTCCACCAGGATACGGCGTTTTCCTCGTCACTGCTGGATACGTTGCAAGAGCAGCTTCTGACGGCCATGCAAAATGGCGGCGATCTGTCGGACGTGGCCAACATGGCCACGCTGCAAGCAACCTTGGCCCGATATCTCGCCAACGGCGGGGATATCTCCGATGCCGCCGGCATGGCCGATCTGCAACGGCAGATTGCCGCTGATGTCCTGTCCGGCGGGGACGTGTCGGCCATGGCCGGCATGACCGTCCTGGTCGATCGTCTTACCGCGGATTTGGCCGATAACGACCTGTCCACCATCGCCGGAGTGCCGGAGCTGCGCGAAGCCGTGGCCGAGGACATGGCCGCCGACGTCTCGGACGTGGCCGGGCTCGGCGCGGTCCAGACGGCCCTGGCCGGCTACGTGGCGAGCGGCGGGGATGTGTCCGATGCGGCCGGACTCGGGCAACTCCTGGTCGCGCTCGTGGCGGACGTGGCGAGCGGTGGCGATTTGTCGGCCGTGCCGGGTATGCCCCAGCTTTTGGCCAGGCTGTTGGCCGATCTGGACCGGGATGGCTCCCTGGCCGGTATCGTCGGAGCCGACGAAGCCCTGGCCTTGTTGCGAATGGATTTGGATCAAGGCGGCGATATTTCCGATCTGGCCGATGTCCCCGAGCTGCGCGAGGCTGTGGCCGAGGATGTGTCGGCCGACATCTCTGGCGTGGCTGGGCTCGGCGCCGTCCAGACCGCCCTGGCCGGCTACGTGGCGAACGGTGGCGATGTGTCCGATGCCGCCGGACTCGGACAGCTCCTGGTCGCGCTCGTGGCGGATGTGGCGAGCGGCGGGGATTTGTCGGCCGTGCCGGGTATGCCCCAACTGCTCGCCCGGTTGCTGGCCGATCTGGACCGGGACGGCGCGCTCTCCGGTATTGCCGGGGCCGACGAAGCCCTGGCTTTGCTGCGGGTGGACTTGGCCCGGGACGGGGACATTTCCGGCCTGGCTGGGCTGGCGGCCTTGCAAGCCACGATGGACGCCGATTTGACCGGCGGCGCCATTCCGGAAATCGACGGGATGTTCGCGCAACAGCGGACACGCATCGAACAGGATCGGGCCCGCAAAGTCGAGGAAGTCCGATCCACATACGCGGCCATGGGTTATGCACGCCTGCCCGGACCGGCGCAAAAACAAATTTCGCTAATCGAACGCGAGACCGCGCGGCAACTCGAAGACCTGGACGGTCAGATCGCGGGCAAGAAAGCGGAGCTCGCGTTCGAGCATCGCCGGGCAGTGATGGAACTGGCCCTGCGGCCGGTCGAATGGACGGTGCAGAACCGGCAGGCGGCCGTCACCGCGATCGTCCAGATGATCGGCCAGGTGATCGAGGGACGCAACCAGGCTGTGCAAGGTGGGTTACGCCAGGTCGAGCTGGCAAGCCAGAACCGGCAGGCCTCGGTTCAGGGCGTGCTCAAGATCGGGGAGACAGAGGTCGCCAACCGTCAGGCCGTGCTGACGGCGGCCATGCGTCCGGCCGAACTGGCCTTGCAGGGACGGCAGGCGGCCATGGCTCTGTCCGCCAAGTTGGCGGAGCTGACGGTCCAGAACCGGCAGGCGGCCGTCACCGCGATCGTCCAAATGATCGGCCAGGTGATCGAGGGACGCAACCAGGCTGTGCAGGGTGGGTTGCGCCAGGTGGAGCTGGCCAGCCAGAACCGGCAGGCCTCGGTTCAGGGCGTGCTCAAAATCGGGGAGACAGAGGTCGCCAACCGTCAGGCCGTGCTCACGGCGGCCATGCGCCCGGCCGAACTGGCCTTGCAGGGACGGCAGGCGGCCATGGCTCTGTCCGCCAAGTTGGCGGAGCTGACGGTCCAGAACCGGCAGGCAGCCGTCACCGCGATCGTCCAAATGATCGGCCAAGTGATCGAGGGGCGTAACCAGGCGGTGCAGGGTGGGTTGCGCCAGGTCGAACTGGCCAGCCAGAACCGGCAGGCCTCGGTTCAGGGTGTGCTCAAGATCGGGGAGACGGAAGTCGCCAACCGTCAGGCTGTGCTGACGGCGGCCATGCGCCCGGCAGAATTGGCCTTGCAGGGACGGCAGGCGGCCATGGCTCTGTCCGCCAAGCTCGCGGAGCTGACGGTGCAACGGCAGCAGGGCGCGGCCGCGAATCTGCTGCAACGGGCGGATCTCCAGCTCAAATCCAAACAGGCGGCCGTGCAAGCCGGTTTGGATTACGGGAAAACGGAAATCGCCAATCGCCAGGCCGTGCTGGCCGAAGCGATCAAGCCGATCGATCTGGCCGTGCGCAACCGGCAATTCGCGCTCCAGCAAGCCGCGTCGGTGGTGGTTGGCGTGTGCGTCGAGACCTGGAACCAGGGCAACAACCGGGCCTTGGAAGCGGCCAAGACGACCTTGGCGGCGGCTTATCAGGACCTGGATGCGCGCGTGAAACTCTTCAACGTCGATCTGGCGCGGTTCCAGGCCGATGCTGCCGTGTACGAGGCCAGGATCAAGGCATCGCTCACGGAATTGGAGGCGCACAAGCAACGCCTTGAGGCCGCCAAGGTGCGCGGCGAGCTGCGGCAGTCCGATGTCCAGGTCTACCTGGGCAAGCTGCAAGGGGTCAGCCAGATCGTCGAGGTTTTCAAGGCCCGGATGCAGGGCGCCTTGACCCAGGCCGAAGTCGAGAAGTCCAGACTTCAAGCCTATGAAACAGGCGTCCAGGCCTACGGCGCCCGGGTCAACGGCGTGACCGCGAAGTACAATGCCCGGGTGGCCCAAATCACGGGCGAAAAGGCCAAGGCCGACGTCTACGATTCCCAGGTCCGGGCCTATTCCGCCCAGGTGGCGGGGGTAAAGACCGTGGCGGATATCGGCGTGGCCAGGGCCGGCGTCGTCTCCGATCGCAACAAGACCAAGGCCACGAACTATTCCTCAAGGGTCGAGGCCTACCGGGCGCAATGGCAGGGCGTTGCCACGGAAGTGGATCGCCTGACCAAGTATGCCGACAACCTGGTCAAGGTTTATGCGGCCCAGATGCAGGGCGTCAGTTCGGAAAACGACGTGCTCATCCGGAAATTTGCGTCCGACATCCAGCGATACGCCACCGAATTCGACGCCTCCCTGCGTGAGGCCTCCCTGACGCTCGATCGGGGAAAGGTGCTGGCGGAACTGAACGAACGGCAATTGGCCGCGATCGTCCAGGTCGCCGGCCAGGCCCTGGCGTCCGCATTGGGGCAGATTCACGCTTCGGCCACGGTCGCCGCCAGTGACAGTTCAAGTACGAATTCCAGCACGGCGACGAATACCAGCACCGTAAGGTCAACAAGTAGCTCGTCGAGCTCTGTTGATGCGCGTTCCGAAAATTATAATTACTCGGTGAGTATGTAGGAACTTTTATGCCCAGCATGAAATCCTTCGGGAAGCAGTTGTCTTCCGGTGATCTTGGTCTTGATACGCTTGATACCGATGGAATGGATAAGCAAGTCGAGCAATACGTCATGCGACTGTTCGCGCGCGGGAAAGCCGAAAGTGCTGGTTCTGCCAGGGGGTTGCCTGGATTTGATGCAGAGGATGATGCTGATACCGTTTCCAGTGGTTATTCCGGGACGGTGCATGCCAAGAATCTCTCTGAATTGCGGCAGTTGGAACATGAAGCGGCTTCCGGGGCGCTTGAAGCCATTCCTTCCGTCAACAGGACCAGCGCACAGCAAGAGGCCATTGATCGCCAAAAGTTTATTGATACACGCAAGCAAGATGAACTTTCGGCTGCCCGCAAGCAACGGCAGGACGAGGAAGACCGACGCGCCAACCCGACCAAATATTGGCGGGAGGACGCGGATAAGCAATATGATGTTTGGATGAGTCCTGACAGTACGGCTAGCCAAAAACTTGATGCGATGAAGGGGTATAACGACCTCTGGGCACAATCCGACCAATTGGACGCCCTGGCAAAGCGTGTCGATGAGGCCAGAAATCCGGGCTCACGGATACAAGCCGATGATGCTAGGCGGGAGGCGATGCAGCGACGGGAGTGGGAAAATACGCTCTTGAACTATGAGAATCAAAACTATGTCGATCCTGCCATTGTCCAGAAAATTCGCCAACAACGAGTGGCCGAAGCCGCACAAGGACTTGGTTTGTCCTTGGCGCCGTCGGTGCCGACCAAGGATTTGCCGCCGTTGCTCCAAGGGAAGGCGGGCGCGGCGGCTGGTGGGGCGCCTGCCAGCCCCGTCCCGGCATCCGGCACGACGGGGGCGACTGTTCCCAGCGGAAAGAGCGCCACGTCAGCTCCGACCGCCGGGTCGTCCCGGACATTGCCGGCCGGCGTGGCCCCTGCGGCGTCCGGGATAGCAACGGCTCCCTCCGTGTCGAACGGAACCACGGCCACGCCTATGGGTGGAGTACCCGGCTTCGAGAATCGTGGACAAAGTCAGACAGTCGAGCCGCGTTCCTACACGCCCATGGAAGCCGTGCTCGATGCCGTCAAAGGCAAAACCGTTGACGCGAAATCCCTCCAGGAAACGTTGGGACGCGTCTATTCTCCGGCGCCAGCCGGCATCGTCCAAGGCATGACCGACGCCATGACCGGGACTATCGGTTTGGCCAGAAAAGTTCCCGCCGTCGCAAAGGATGTCGCCGGCTGGTTCAAACCGGATGTTGAAGCGGCCCGGGCCGGGGTGGATTGGGCGGTCAATCGGCCGCAAACGCCGGCCTCTCCGGAAGTCTCGGCGTTTGTCGGAGGCATCGGCCAAGGGTTGCAAGCCTTGGCCCCGGTGGCTTCCGTCGCCAACGCGCCCGCTGCCAGCCTGTCGGGGTGGGCCGCGAACAAGCTGCTCGACAAGGCCCAACCGGCCCTTGATGTGGCGTCCCAGATCGGCCGGAATTTCTCGCGCGCGGTCCAGGGACAGCCGACCTATACGGACGACGGCCAGGTCGGCGGTGTGCCGGGATTTACCGAGACCGATGCCACCAAGAAACGCCAGCAGGCGGGGTACTGATATGACGCTTGATCTTGCCAATTTCCGGGATCAACACCCCGAGTATTACGGCCAGGCCGGCGTCGAGGACGTGGCCAGGGATTTGTACACCCGGTCCGGAGCGGCGGATACCGGCGAGACCTTCGAGGATTACTCCCATCGCGCCGGCTGGGATACCCAGTTGGGTAAGCCTCAGGCGCAGCCCCAAGCCGAGGAGCCGGGCTATGGCCTCTCCGATGTCTGGAAGGATATCAAGCTGTCCGGAAAGACCATCGGTCAGGGCCTGTATTCGGCCGCAGCCGACGTCCTGCCCAAGACCTTGGCCGAAACCTGGCGGGGCGGGGATGTGCCGCTGCGTCCGGAGGAGACCGCTGCCGGCCGCGTCATCGGCGAACAGCAGAAAGACTTGCAGCGCTGGAATCTACCGCCCGAGGAAGCTGACCGCGAATTGTTCGGGCTCATCAAGGCCAAGGACGTCCAGGAAGGTTTGCAGAACCTGGGCTACAGCGCGGGTTCCATGGTGGGCGGTCTGCTGGGTGGGGCGGCGGCCGGTTCTGTTGTTCCGGGCGCGGGCTCGTTGGTCGGCGCGGCCGGCGGCGCCCTGGGTGCGGCCATGGGGGGCTTGGGCACGGCCTACCGGGCGACCAAGGACCAGTTCGTGGATAATATCCGACAGTGGTTGCTCAAACAAAACCCCAACCTGACCGATGCACAGTGGATCGAGGCTCAGCCGACCATCAACAAGATCGCTTCGCGATATGCCCTGTATGAAGCTGTCCCCGAAGCGGTAGGGGATGCCCTGACCTGGGGTATCCTGAAAACACCGGTCGGGAAAATCGTAAAAAACGTACCCTTCATTAAAAACGGCATTGCCCGGACCATGGCGTCGGCCGGGGTGAAGTTGGGCCTGGATCTGCCGGTGGAGTTGGGCACGGAAACGTGGACCCAGCACGAACAGGGGGCCATCGAAGCCGAGCACGGCTTGCGGGACCAGGCGCCTACCTGGGGCCAGGCCTTCGAAGAGGTAGCACCCCAGACGTCGGTCATGACCCTGGCCACCATGGGCCTCGGTGGCGCGGCGGAACATTTTCGACCCGGGGCCATTGCCGCGCGACGCGATGCCGGGGCCATTTCCGATGCGACCAAGGCCGGCGCGCACGCCGACCTGAGCGATGCGGATCTGGACCAGGCCTATGTCGTGGCCAACAAGCTGTTTCAGGACAACCCCAGTATCCAACTGCGGGATGCGTTGCTGGAACTCAATGCCGAGCAGCTCCGGCGGCGTAATGCCCCGCTCAATGCGCTTGAGGAACAGCCCGCGCCGGGAACGAGCCAAGTCCTCCCGACTGGTCCGGAGTCGCCCGCTGCCGTGCCTGCGACGGAAACCGAGCAGCCGGGAACGGAAGCGGCGACCCGGGCCGACGAGCTGGCTGGCATGGGCAAGGGTGGTCTGAACGAGCTGGCCGCCTCCCTGGGTATTGCCAAGCCGGGCCGGATCGGGCGCGAGGACCTGGCGGCCGCGATCCTCCAGGCCGAGGAACAAGCCAGGCAATGGAACGCGCCCGAGAACGTGGACGCGCGGTATCAGGAAGAGCATGCCGCACCGTTCCCGACCGTCCAGGACCAGTTTCTGGAAGGCGTGGCGCCGGCTCCGGGAACAGCATCGGAGGCGGTCCAAGATCCGACCAGGGCCGACGAGCTGGCCGGCATGGGAAAGAGTGGTCTGAACGACCTGGCCGCCTCCCTGGGTATCGCCAAGCCAGGCCGGATCGGGCGCGAGGATCTGGCGGCCGCGATCCTCCAGGCCGAGGAACAGGCCCGGCAATGGAACGCGTCCGAGAACGTGGACGCGCGTTTCCAGGAAGCACATGCCGCGCCGTTCCCGACCACCCAGGACCAGTTCCTGGAAGGGGTGACGCCGACTCCGGAATCGCCCCGGGAACCGACCCGGGCCGACGAGCTGGCCGGCATGACCCGGCTGTCCTTGAACGAACTGGCGAACGGCTTGGGCATCGAAAAGCCGGGGAAAGGCAAAAAAGATGCGCTGATTTCCAGGATTCTGGAAACCGAAGCCCAGGCCGAACAGCCGCGAGCTGAAACGGCCGCGACCGAAGCGCCGGCCCAAGAGCCTTTGGCCGGTTCCCTGGCCGGGCCGGACACGGCCTCGGCCATGCCTACGCGCGAGATCCCGATGGTCGAGACCGGCGAACCGACCGCGCCCGTCGAGTCGCCCAAGCCCCTCGCGGAAAAGCAACCTCGCCCGGCCCTGGTGGAGCAGGCGCCGACCGAGGCCTTGCCGACCGGCGAGATCCCGATGCGCGCGGTGGGGGAGGTCACGGAAACGCCGGCTGTCCGGGAACCGATATCCGAGGCGGAAGCGCCTGCCACGGCGGCGCCGGCGGTGGAAAAGCCGAGCCCGAATGCGCCGGTTGCATCGGTTGAAGCGCCCCAGGCGCCTAACGTCGTTGCTCCCCAGAAGCAGCCCGGGGCTGCTTCGCCCGCAGCATCCACGGCGTCGCAGGGGTCTCCCGGCTACCGGGTGGTGCAGGAAAAAGGAAGTACCTACGTCACTACCCGCCGGGACAATAATATGACCGTGCGGCACGAGGTCGAGGGAAGGGTTGTTTCGTTGGACCTTCCCGGGTTTGAGGACCTGCAATTCGTTGTGCATCCGAATGTCCAGGGAAAAGGCTGGACCGTCTCGGAAGCGTCCACGGGATTAGCCGCTTCGCATTCTCCGACCCAGAATGGGGCGATCGACGCGGCCGGGGAGGCCTTACTGACGGTCGATCCAAAGACGGTAATGGAAGGGATTGCCCGACAAGTAGGCAAGTACGGCGATGCGCGTGAAGGAAGCGCAGTCGCTCCCCAGACTAGGCCGGCGCCGGCCGCGCCCGTGGAAACCCAGACGCCCGTTGCGTCCCCGGCGCCGGCGGCCGTGACGCCGGCCGCGCCCGAAGGGCCGCGCTATGCCCTGTCACTTCGCGAAACCAAGCATGCCCGCAAGGGGCATCCGCTTTATGTGGTCACGTTGGATGAACGAATGGCCCGCCCCGAGTACGACCAGCTCAAAGCTGCATTTTCCAAGGAGGGCGGGTATTGGTCCAGCTACAAGGCGCAAGGCGCCATCCCCGGCATCCAGTTCACGGACAAAGCCAAGGCCGAGGCATTTCTTGATCGGTTCGGCAAGAAACCGGTCGCGCCCGAAAATCCCCTGCCGACGCAGGCCGCGCTGCCCAATGGGCAGACGCCGTTGCCGCAACAGGCCCAACCGGCGGGCGGTAATACTTCGAGCCAATCCCTGGGCGTCAATCAGCGCGGCCAGGATGTCTACGCGGATGAAAACGGCAACCGCTTCCTGACGGAAAACGGAATCCGCATCCAGGCACCGGTCCCGGTGGTGCCGAACCAGGCCGGGGTGGAGACCAGGCCGCAGGGGCCGGAACAGCTTTACCGGAACGGCGATCATGATTATCTGACCCGGGAAGAGGTCTCCGGTTTTCAGAAGCAGGAACGGGAATCCGTTCTAGCCGGCCCCGAAACCGGCAAGCCGGCCGGAACCGAAAAAACGGCCGCGCCGAAGGCGAAAGGAAATGACCATGGCACAACCGACACCGGCCATCCACACGCTGACGAATCCGCACTGGATGTGGGACTGGAAAGCGCATCTGACCTGGCTGTTGGAGAACGAACCCCGGCAGACGTGGGAGCGATTTCTGGCAAACCGGGACGAGTTGAAGGAAGCCATCGATCGCAAGACGTTGCAGTCGGCCAACGTCCAGCACGACCTGAAGAGCAAGGGCAGACCGGAGGACGCGGTGCAGGAGGCGATGCTGGCCGTGGTGGCGCCATCGAACGGCCCGGCCCTAAACGCGGAGAATCCGCCGGAACCGCTGCCGGAAAAGAAGGAAATGCGAATTTGGAGGTGGGTAGAGAACCTGCCGCCGCGAAAGGCTACGGTATTGCCCGACGGGGCGTATCGCGAGACCATAACCACCGCATAGCGCCCGATGACGTGCTCGTGCCCGGCGGAAACGCCGTCCGGGCACGGGCCAACATCGAGGCGATCCGGCTTCTGAAGGAGCTTGAGGCGGCCGACCGGCTGCCCACTCCCGATGAACGCAAGATCCTGGCCCAATTCTCGGGCTGGGGTTCCTTGGCCGAAGAGGTTTTTAAGGCAGACATTGAGCAGCTTGCCAATATGTTCGGTGACGATATCCCTCCATCCGTGCGTAGAGATTACAGAAAAGAGGCACTGTTGGAGAGGTTTGACGCCTGGAAACGTAAATACGGGGAGCTGCATCCCGGAATCGGCGGCCTGCTCACTCGGGAAGAATGGGACGCGGCCAAGCGGTCCACCCTTAATGCCCATTACACCGACCGTCAGGTTATTACGGCCATGTGGGACATGGTGGAGCAACTCGGTTTCGCGGGCGGCCGGGTGGTGGAGCCAGCCGCCGGCATCGGCCACTTCTTCGGTCTGATGCCGGAAAAACTCGCTCAGGCCTCGGACCTGCGCGGCGTCGAACTGGACGCCGTGACCGGCCGGTTGCTCGGCAAGCTCTATCCAGCCGCCGACATCCAGGTAACCGGCTTTCAGGATGCCAAGCGCATGGGGAGCAATACGGCCGACCTGGTCATCTCCAATGTGCCGTTCGGCGACTACCCCGTCCACGACAAGGCACACAAGGACTATTCCGGCTGGAGCATCCATAATTATTTTCTGGCCCGCTCCCTGGACGTGGCGCGGCCGGGCGGCCTGGTCGTAGCTATCACCTCGCACTACACCATGGACACGACCAAGTGGGGCAAGATCCGGGAGTATCTGGCGGGCAAGGCCGATCTGGTGGGCGCCGTGCGGCTGCCTGGAAATGCCTTTGCCAAAAACGCCGGCACGGAAGTGACCACGGACATCCTCATCCTGCGCAAGAAGGACGAGCATCCGTTCGAGGGGCAGCCCTGGCGCATGGTTGAGAAGGTGGACACCCCGGAAGGGCAGGCCGGAATCAACGAGTATTTCGTGGCGCATCCGGAAATGGTGCTCGGGAAGCATTCCCTGGCTGGTAGCATGTACGGCGGCAAGGAGTACACGGTGCTGCCGGACAAGACCCGGCCCATGGAAAAACAGTTTTACGAGGCCGTTGCCCATCTGCCAGTGGACATCATGGGCGATGGCGTGGCGAACCAGCCACTGCCGAGTCCTGACGCCCTGGGAGAACGGGCCGACGAGGGCATGAAGGAAGGGGCCTATGTCCTCAAAGATGGCCACGTGCTCGCCGTGGAAGACGGCCGCCTGGTCCGACCGGAATGGCAGGAAGGCGGTCTGGCTGAACGCCGCCAGGCCATTGCCCGGGAGTATGTCGGCGTCAAGACCGCCGCCTCCGACCTGGTGCGGACCATGCTGTCCGAAGAGGCCTCCGACGCCGACATTGCCGCTGGGCAGGCGACCCTGGCCAGGGCCTATGATGCCTTTGTCAAGAAACACGGCCCGTTTCTCGAAAACCGGAGCCTGAAATTCCTGCGGGATGACGTCGATTATCCCAACGTCCTGGCTCTGGAGAAAAAAGAGGAGCGTGTGGGCGGCGGCGATAAGCAAGCGGTTATCGCCAAGGCCGACATTTTCACCAAGCGGACATTGCGGCCGTTTACGGAGCCGAAGACGGCCAGTTCAATCGAGGACGCGGTCAAAATCAGTATTTTGTACCGAGGTCGGCTGGACGTGGGCAGGATCGGCGAACTACTCGCCGTTCCTGCGGTCGAGGCCAAGCGGCGGCTGCTGGAGACCGGAGCGGCTTACGAGAATCCCACCACGGGGCTTTTGGAGACGCCGCAGGTGTACCTGTCCGGCAATGTCCGGGACAAGCTCCAGGAGGCCAAAGTTTCGGCGGAAGGGAACCAGGATTACAAACGGAACGTGGAAGCCCTGGAAGCTGTCCAGCCGACCCCCAAACCCATCAGCCGTATCGACGCACGGCTGGGTTCCACCTGGATTCCTGACAAGACCGTTGCCGCCTTCATGGCGCACCTGGGCGTGCGCCAGGCCCAGGCTGTGCAGACGCGCACCTTCTCGGGTGAGGACGGCTTGTCATCCTGGACCGTGAAGGGCTGGCTCACCGACGAGACAAGGAATCGGTGGACGGTCAACGACACGGACCTGCTTCGCATTCTCGAGGACTCCCTTAATCTGAAGTTATCCAAGGCCTATCGGCGCGTGCCGGACGGAGACGGCACGAAGCGGGAGGTGGACCAAAACGCGACCCTGCTGGTCCAGGAAAAACAGAAGGCGTTGCAGGCGGAGTTCTTAAAATTCGTCCGGGAGACGCCGGCCCAGGCCAAGGAATTGGAGGCACTCTACGACTCCAATTTTGGTGGGCAACTGCCCCGGCAGTACGATGTTCCGGATGTCGCGCACTTTCCCGGGGCGGTGGAGGCCGTCAGCCTGCGTGACCACCAGAAGCGTGGAGTGGCCCGCGGACTCCAGGAAAATACCATCTTCGCCCACGGCGTTGGTGCGGGAAAGACCTACCTTGTCACCACCATGGCCATGGAGGCCCGGCGGCTCGGCACGGCCCGCAAGCCTATGATCGTGGTGCAGGGTGCCACACTCGAACAGTTCGCCAGTGCCTTCAAGCGGCTTTATCCGGCGGCCCGGGTTCTGGCTCCGGACGCCGAAGATCGGACCCGGGCCAACCGGCAGAGGCTGCTGTCCCAGATCGCCACCGGGGATTGGGACGCGGTAATCGTGCCTCATTCCTTCTTCAACGGCCTGGCCATCTCCCCGGAGCGGGAGACGGCCTTTATCGAGGAAGAGTTGTCCGTACTCGGGGCCGAACTGAAGGAGGCTAAGGCTGATTCGTCGGAAAAAGGCAAGAAGTCGCCGCGTGTTAAGCAGATCGAAAAAATGATTCTCAAGCGCGAGGCCCGACTGAAGTCCCTTCTGGACGCGCGCAAGGACGAGAACATTTTTTTCGAGGATACGGGCGTGGATATGCTCGTAGTGGACGAAGCCCATGCCTACAAGCGGGGCGATTTCGTCACCAAAATGGACAACGTGAAGGGACTGGACACGGATTCCTCCCAACGGTCCATGCAGCTTTTGCTCAAGTCCCGCTACGTCATGGAAAAGACCGGCGGCAAGAACGTCCACCTGGCCACCGGCACGCCGGTCTCCAACACCCTGGCCGAATTGTGGACGATGTTGCGCTACATCCGGCCCGATTTGCTGGAGCGGTATCACGTCACGCAATTCGACGATTTCGCCTCGACCTTTTGTGCCACCAAGACCGACATCGAGGAGACGGCCACGGGCGACTATAAGCCTGTGACCCGTTTTAACCGCTACCAGAACCTGGGCGAACTCGTTTCAATGTGGAAGGCCGGGGCTGATGTCGTACTGGCCGAGGATCTGGACTACATCCAGGACATTCCCAAGATCGAAGGCGGGCGTCCCAGCGAAATATCCCTGGAGCGCAACCCCTCCCTGGCCGAATATATCCAGCATCTCAAACAATGGCGGATGCAATGGGAGAACTTGGGAGGGAAGGAAAAACGCCAGCAATCCCATGTGCCACTTTTAATCTACAACCTGGCCCAGAAGGCGGCCCTGGACATGCGCCTGGTCAATCCAAAGTTGGCCGAGGCGCCCGGGGGAAAGCTCGAGGCGGCGGCCGACGAGATTTACAAGCGTTACGTGGCCCATGCGGACAAGCGCGCGGCCCAGGCGATTTTCAGCGACATTTACCAATCCTCGGACAAGAGCTTCAACATCTGGAAGGACCTGAAGCGTAAGCTGGTGGCCAAGGGCATTCCGGCCAAGGAAATCGCCATCATCTACGACTACAACGAGAAGGACCGGGAAAAGCTTTTTACGGCGGTTAATGCCGGCGACGTGCGGGTGGTGATGGGGTCCACAGAAAAGCTCGGTGTTGGAGTCAACATCCAGGAACGCCTGCAGGCGTTGCATCATCTCTCGCCCCCGGTGCGTCCCATGGATTGGGAGCAGCGCAACGGGCGCATCCGACGTCAGGGGAACATGTTTTCCAAGGTGGAGATTCTGGCCTACGGAGTGAAGAACACCTTGGACTCCGTGAGCTTCAACATCCTCCAGAACAAGCAGAAGTTTATCAATCAGTTGTTGCGCGGTGAGATCGACGGGGACGTGATGGAGAACCCCTTCGACGACGTACAATTGTCCTTCGAGGACATGATGGCCGCCTTCTCGGGCAATCCCTTGGCCATGGAGCGTGTGAAGCTGGAAGGCCATGTCCGCGACCTGGGGCGGTTGCGCCAGGCGTTTCAGGATGAGAAGGCCGCCCGTATCCACCAGCTGAACGCCTTGCGGGAAGTCCAGATCCCGAGACTAGAAACGAACCTGAAGGTGGCCGAAGCGTCTGCCGAACAGCTGCGCAAGGCTTTCCCTGGCCTCAAGGCGGAAAAGTTCACACTCAAGGACGGGAATTTCGACCGCAAGGATTTTACGACCAAACTGACGGCCTGGTATGATGGCGTGAAGCAACGCCTCGAAAAGGAGACTGTCGGAGGGACCGTCGCGCATTACGAGTCGGTCCGCAAAAAGTTCGTCGGATCGGTTCGATTCGAGACGGGCGGGTATGAGGTCGTGGCCACCATTACCCCGGTTTCATCCCGGGCGGTGGGTGCCGACTCGAATCGCTCCGATGGCATGGCCAACGTGACCGACGTTATGCTGACCGGGGAATATGAAGTTCTCGACAAGAAAAAAGATCAACTTTTTTCAAAGAATTTCAATACGCCGACCGGGTTCGTGCAGAGCTTCAACAACGGCTTGGAGAGTGTCGCCAGGGAGCCGGAGAACATTCAGAATGCGGTCGAGCGGGCGCAACAGTCGGCGGTTTCCCTGGAAAAGCTGGTGGAGGAGAAATTCTCCCGGGAAGAAGAGTTTCAGCAGACAAGCAAGCGATTGCGCCAAGTCGAGGCCGAACTGAAGGCGGCCAAGAACGAAGATCTGGAAAAAGCGAAGGAAGCCGGGGAAGATGGCGAAGACGAGGCTGATGGCGCGCCGGTTATGCTGCAACGGGCCTGGCAGGGTTCACCCACGCGCGGCATCGAGCGGATGGCCCGGGCCGTGTCCGAGAGCTTGCGGCAGGGGTTGCGGCAGGTGCCGGCCCTGGCCGGGATCGTGGATATCTACGAATCCGAGGCGGACCTGCCGGCGGCCATACGCAAGAGAGTCGAGCGGGACGGCGTTTCCGGCCAGTTTTTCGGCGCTTATGATCCGGACTCCAGGCGTATGGTTTTTGTCTCCGGCAATATCCCTTCGGAAAAGGCTGGCCAGACCGCTTTCGTCCAAGGGCTGCTGCGGCATGAGGGGCGGCACGGCGCCTTTGATCTGATGCTGGGAGGGCCTGACGGACGCCAGGATTTTATGCTTCAGGCCTCACGGAGCATGCCGCGTGAGGTCGCCAAATGGCTGGGGCGCGCCGGCCTGGAGTCCACACGCGAAACCAGGGCCGAAGCGGCCGAAGAAATCCTGGCCACGTGGGCCAAGGACGGCACCGTGCACCGCGCCCTGGACCGGTTGTTGGCCAAGGTCGCGCAATGGGTGCGCTCGATCTTCCCGGGTCTGTCCCTGACCAAGGCGGAATTGCGCCAGCTCGTAGCCCAGGCCGATGATTTCGTGGATGGCAAGGGGCTTGATTATGTGGCGCCGCTGGGACGGACCTTGGCGCCGTCGTTGGCCTATGCCCGGAGCGAAGAAGGACGGGACGGAGAGAGGGCTGTCCGGGTCGTTTCCTTGCCCGAACAGCGATTCGAGGCGGGAAATATCGCCGCACTGCGACGGGAGGCCAGAAAATGGGCGGTTGAAAATCTCCCTGGCATCTACCGCAATGAACAAACGGGCTGGGATATCGAGATTACGCGGAGCCGTGTCGCCAAGCAGACAAGCCAACGGGAAGACCGGCTGCACTATGAGGCGATGCGGGTTATGCCGGCACTAGTCAGGGAGGCGGTCCTGGCGAACACGGAACCGGATAGAGCCGGTGATCCGCATATCAAGGCCATTCATCGCCTGTACGCGCCGTTGCGGACTGGGGAGGGTCTTGCCCGTGTCAAGTTGACGGTGAAAGAGTACGCGGACGGCCGTAAGCTCTATGACCATTCCCTGACGGAAATGGAAGAGCCGGCCCGACCTGTCCGTGACATGCCCGATGGGCAGCGGATCAACGAACCTGCGACCGGCTCACCAGTTCCTGGCGGCGATGGCCAAGACACTATTTCCGTAAGTCATCTTCTGAATGGAGTCAAGACAACGGTCCGCTACGCCCGGGCCGGCGCCTTGACTGGCGTGCCGGAGGAACCGTCCAAGCTCAAGGACTGGCTCCGCGACGAAGCCACGGCCCATGTGCGCTCCATCCTGCCGGCGGTCGGCGACAAGTTCAAAGAGACCGCCGTGCTCGGGAAAATCCTCCGTTCCCCGGAATACTGGCAGCATCCGGTACTCAAGCGGTTGTACGAAGTGTTCCGCGACCGCACCGACCGCGCCCACGAATTGCTCCACAAGGCCTTTGACCTGGACGGAGACCGCACCATCCTCCAGGAAGCCAAGGACGTCCTCAAGGATACGGCGCAGCGCGAGATCCTGAACGACGGCGTGGATTACGCCGATGTGAACGAGATCCGCCCCGAGGCCATGGAGACCTGGTTCAAGGAACATGGCGCCACGGAGGCGACCATCGGCCTCTGGCGGACCATGCGCGAACGCTATGACATGCTCCTCGATGCGCGGTTGCAATCCTACCGGGATCTGATCGACCAGGCCCGCAAGCAGTACGAGGCCAAGATCCGGCGGCGCCTGGTCGCGGCCGACGTGCCGGCCGAAGCGTCCAAGACCTTTGACGCGGCCGCCTACCACAAGGACCAAAGCCTGCCCCGGGAGTTGCGGGCGCATGCCGAGACGGTGCGCGAGGTAGTGGGCAAGGCGCGCAAGGAAGGCATCACGATCAAAGGCCAGTTGGCCGACGTGCGGTTCGTGGACGAGTCCGGCAAGGCGGTCATGCTCTCCCTGGCCGAAGCCGTGGAGCGCATGGGCCAGCTCAAGGGGTTCTACGCCCCGCGTTTGCGCGAGACGGGCGAGTATGTGGTGCGCGGGCAACGCGAGCGCGAGGACGGCACGGTGGAGCGATTCCGCGCCCATAAGGAGTGGCGGGCCGGGGCCGAGGCGTTGCGGGCCAAGATGGCCCGGGACGGCTGGAACATGGAATCGGTGTCCCGGCTGGAAAAGCTGCCCGAGGCCACCCAGCAGGTGGTCAAGGCGTTGGAGCTGGCCAAGACCGTGGAAAGCGCGGCCCGGCGCAGTGCCGGCGACGGCGTGGACGCGGCCATGGTCGAAGAGCTGGTCGAGAACCTGGCCGAGGATTTGAAGGCACGCGGGTTCCGGGCGCAATCCATCCGGCGCACTGGACGCCACGGCGAAGCGGTGCAGGGTTATTTCAAGGATGCCGTGGAGCGGTTCGCCCGGTACGCCGGGAACACGGCCTATGGCCTGGCCAAGATGGAGGCGGCCGGCAAGGCGACCAAGACCCTGTTCGGGACCAAGGAGGCCCCGGGCGTGGATATCCGCAAGGAGCGCGAGGTCTACCGGCTGGGGGTGGATTACCTGGCCGAGAACCTGCGCAACGCCGAAGCCGGGGACCGCGTGTTCTCCCTGGCCAAATCGTTGGCCAGCCTGAAATACCTGGGTCTCAATCCCCGGTCGGCCCTGGTCAACGTCTCATCCATGGCCACGTCGGTGCCGGCGGCCCTGCACGCCTATGCCCTGGAAGGCAAGGGCGGGTGGGCCAAGATCGGGCGCGAGGTGGCCCGGTCTATGTGGGATTATCTGGGACGCATGACCGGCAAGTGGGGCGGGTTCTCGGCGGACGAGCAAAAATTCCTGGACCTGGTGCGGCGCGAATCCCTGGATGATCCGCAGTTTGCGCGGGAGGCGTTGTCCGTCTACCGCGACACGGCCGGCAAGACCTGGTCCTGGCTCATGGGCAAGACCATGGCCCTGTTCGGGGCGACGGAGCAACTGAACCGGGGCTCGACGCTGCTTGCGGCGTATCGGCTGGCCCGGGGCGCCGGCGCCGATCATGCCACGGCCATGGCCCGGGCCAGGGAAACGAGCGACCGGGCGCACGGCGTCTATGACCGGGCCACGCAACCGGCCTGGACCTGGGGAACCGGCATGGGGTCACGGCTGGGGCAGTCGTGGTACGTCTACAAAAAGTACGGCCACAACTACCTGCAAATGATCCATGAGTTGTTCGCCAAAAAAGACTGGCAGGCCGCGACCTACGCCTTGGGGGCGCCCATTGTTTTGGGCGGCATCGGAAGCCAGGTGTTGACCTCGCTCGTGAAAGGGATTTTCGCGGCGTCCGGATCGGACGACGACCCGGAAAAATGGGTGTACGACTGGACCAGGCGCAACCTGGGCGAGGGGGCCGAGGATTTGGCCCGGTTCGGCCTGCTTGGGCTCGTGACCGGGTCGGACCTGCATGGATCGATCGGCACCATGATCGATATCCCGGATACCTGGGTGGATGTGCTCGGTCCCATGGGCGGCCTGGGGCGGGATGTTCTCCAGGGGCTGGGATACGTTGCCGGCGGCCAGCCCGGGCGCGGATTGGAAAAGCTGCTGCCGACCGGAGTGTCGAAGATCCTGCAAGCGGTGCGGGAATCCGAGCAGGGCGTTTCGACATCGAAAAACTATCCCGTTTTCGATGCGGACGGGAAACGGCTTGTGCCGACTCCCGGAGAGTCCGCGGCCAAGGCTTTGGGCTTCCGGCCGGTGCGCGAAGCCCGGGCCAGGGAGCGGACGAGCGAGGCCATCGACGAGGAACGCCGCTACACCGAACGTCGCGACGGGCTGTACGCGCGGTTCCGATCCTTTGCCTTGTCCGGAGGGAAAGACGCGGCCGAACGGGCGGCAATCGTGGACGCGGTGACCGCCTACAACCGGGACGTAGCCGAAGCCGGACTTTCGGGGCGCGTGTCGTATATCACCCGGGCGACCCTGTTGCGGCAGACCGAACGCCTGGCGCAGCCGACGAAGCGCGAGCGGGACAGGCTGTCCGGCGGCGAACAGAAGCCAGCCGAAGCGTTGACCGAAGGCGATATCGCCGGGCTCGATCATCCGTACTATGCGGTGCGCCGGGCCTATGCCCAGGCCAAGGAACGCTATGACGCGCTGCGCGCGGACGGCGACCTGACCGGGGCGGCGCGGGTGCGCGACGAATCCCGCTTGCCGCGCTTGCGTCTGTTGGTTAATCGAGTGCAAGCGGTACATGACGAAATGGGCAAGGTGCAGAAGTCGCGCCTGCCCGAACCGATGAAGACCAGGAGGATGGAGGCTCTTCGCGAGAGAGAGCGTCAGGCAATGGACCGGGCGGCCCAATTTGCCAGATAGGAGACCTCCACCATGGCCGACATCGTCTACACGAGCTTCAAGCGGCGCATCGGCGACGGCACCTTTGACATGGATGCCGACACGTTCAAGTGCGCTTTGTTCTCCTCCTCCCATACGCCGAACGCGGCCAATGCCGTGTTCGGCGATCTGACCGGCGAGGTGACGGGCACCGGCTATACGGCCGGGGGCGCCACCCTGGCCAACGTGACCTGGGGCATCGTGGATGGCAAGGCCGTCCTGGATGCCGATGATCCGTCCTGGACCACGGCCACCATTACGGCCCGCTATGCCGTCATCTACAAATCCGGTACGGCCAATAGCCTGGTCAACCCGCTTGTGTGCCTGCTCGACTTCGGAGCGGACAAAGGGGTCACGGGCGGGACGTTTACCGTACAGTTCGAGGCCACCGGTATTTTGTTGCTGAGCTAGTCGTGAACGGTCCCTGGAGCGATTCTCCAAGAGCCTGGGTCGGTGATGACTCGGCATGGGTCAGTGGTGACGCCACCGTTCTCGTTGGCGTTGCCACTGCTGGCGTGGCGTGTTGTGCGGCCACGGCTGCCCCGTCTGCTGTCGCGGCTGTCAATGCGGCCATGGCCACCAGTTCCGCGCCGGGCTGTGTTGCCACTCCATTCGCCATCGCTTCGATTCCGGCAACACAGGCTGCCGTGGCGGCACAACCTGCGACCGGCGTCATGGGCACCACGGTTCCGGCCACGCCAGCCGGAATGTCTTTTTGTCTTCAGGCCGGCGAGGTCTTCCCGGCCGCTTCTGTCCAGACTGTCCGATCCGAATTGGCGCTTGCCGTAGCCCAGGCCGGCATCGTCGCCTCTGCCGTCAGCGCAACCCCGTCAGTTGCAATCACGTCCTTCGTTGGACCCGCCGCTTCGGCTGGTTTTGGGCTGGCCGAGCTTGGTTTTGTCGGCGTGGCCGTCGTGCCCCAACCGGCGACGGTTACGACCGAAAGCGTGGTGTCGGTCCAGGTTGGAACGGCTGTCGGCGTTTGGAGTGCGTTGCCAACAACGACGTCCGTGGCTGGACTGGCGAATGCCAGTGTCGCGGAATGCCATCTTGAGGAACCAGCCGCAGCGGGAACACCGTGTGCCGTGGCGTTGTCCGAAGTCTGCGAGCTGCGCATTGATGCGCTTTCAGTATCGGTTGACGTGGCGACGACACCCCATCTGAACGCGGCGTTGCTCGCAATTTCTGTCCAGTCTCTCATAACGGACACGGGGATTCGTGAAGTTTGGCGTTGCCGTACTCCGTTTACCTCGCAGCTTCTTCGGGTGACGCCGTTTGCATCACAAACCATCATGCAGTCCGCAGTCCCTGGGCCAGTCGTCATCCGGTCATCTCTTCCATCGAATATCTTGTTGTGTACACCGTTATCTCGGTCCGTCTGTTGTTCCACTCCGTGTGAAGTGGAAGAGGTTTAGGAGGCTTTATGGCCACGGATATACATGTCGGAGATGTCGGATTGGAGATTCGGGCAGATTGCCAGCAGGATATTACCGGGGCTGTCGATATTGTGTTTCTCGTTCGGAAGCCTGATGGGAAACAAGTTGTATGGGAGGCAACGCTCCAGGATGGTCAGTATTTAGTCTATATTACGAAGACAGGTGATCTTGATCAGCCAGGATTCTATAAGTTCCATCCACGATTCAAGATTGGAGCATGGAATGGGACGTGTAGATTTGGAAGTTTTTATGTCAAAGACTTATTTCAATAGGGGTTTATGTAATGTCTCTTTCCGACAGCATACAGTATCGTGATTATAAGATCACATTTATTGAGCCAATCCTGGGCTCTCTCCCGTCATCCAAGCAGGTCTATAAAGATTATATCGCTCGCAAAGCGCCTGAGCCTGACGTCGAAGGTCAGGAAGAGACGGATATGCTGCCTGAAGTGACCCAACCGAAGACGACGGTCTTTCTGCGTGATGAATCAGGCTTTTGCTGTTTGCTGGATTATCAATTTTTTGGATTCCTAAAAGCAGCCGGGAATACATTGAAAGCTCTTGTTGAAGTTGGGCATGGTAAAAAAGGCATCAAGAATTTACGGAACAAGCTCACGCAATTTTTATATGTCGGTCCACGAGTTATTCATCTGAATCGCATGCCTGATGGAATATTTGAACGGCCGCTTCAGGCAATGACGATACGCGGACCACGAAATACCTTGGCCAGTTCGGAAATTATTAACCCGTCCCCTGAGTTGTCGTTTACGATAACCATTGGATTGCTTCCTCATGAGGAACTTTCTTTTGTAGTTATTGAGCAGCTGCTTGAATATGGCCAATTTTTAGGGCTCGGTCAGTTTCGCGGTGGTGGGTTTGGGCGTTTTACGTTCGACCTGCTTCCAGCGCAGTAACGTTTAGCAATGGTGTGGTGAAGTGAAGTGCGGCGGGGGCGTTGTGTAGTGTTGATTCGTGTTGCGTAGCATACATCTTATTAAGTTTGACCGAGCCCTTTATTATGATTGAACTCTTTGATTGCAAGGCGCTATCTGCGCGTATCACTCTTGAACAATGCAGGATAAACAGGAGCCGCCCGCTTTCTGCATCATTCGATTCTCCATTCGTCCGGCCTGAGGGTTGCCGCAGATGTACGCAATGGAAGGAGTTTGATTTCTCAGAGGATTCCGATGCGGAACAAAAGACTGTGAAAATGGATTTTGTGGTACAAACAACGGTTGAATCGGCCCCTCTGCCCGTGGCAGCGCCCTGCGCAAAATGTCGGTTTTTCAGGCCCCTTCCCACATTCTATGCCGGTATCATGGGCGTACGGTTCTGTTGGTCAGAAGGGCAAATGTGGGACTTTTCCTGTTATCAAGAATAGAGCGAGGCGTTAATGCAGGATTTTTGTTTCAAAACGACGGATCAGAGCACACTCGTGACGGCCCTGGACGTGTTGGGATTGGTGTGCGACGGGCAGGTGGTGGGCGACTGGATTTGGGTGGGCCAAGTGGTCAAGACGCCTGGCGTCTACGATGCTGACACAGGCACCGAGATCACGGCCCCTACCTACTATGACGGCGAGTATGCCGTGCTGCGGGCCACGGACGCGCAAGCCGCCGTGATCGAGGCCGCGACCTGGCCGGATGTGGTGTCCTTGGTCGATCCGCCAGCCGGAGTGCCAATGTTCGGTGGGGAGTGGTTGCAGCCCGATATGGATGCACTCAAAACGGCGGCAATTGAAACGGCCCGGGATAACTGCCAGGCGGCCCTGGCGGCGCTTGCGTCGCGGTTCTCGGATTTGGAACGCCAGACCTGGTCAGCGCAGCTCGCGGAGGCGGAGGCTATCCTGCAGGACACAAGTCCAACCGCTGCAAAATATCCGGTGATCGGTGGGATCATCGCCGTGACCGGAGAAACCTACGCGGCATTCGCCATGGCCGTGCAGGCCAACAATGAGGCGTGGTCGGCAACAAGCGCCAACATCATCGGGCAACGCCAGGCGCTCGTGGCCAAAATCAAAGACTGCTCCAAACCGTCCCAGCTGCGGGCGCTCGATCTGACGATCATGGTGCCGAGCTGATGGCCACCAATTTTTTCGATCCAATCGCCAAGATGCACAGCTCGTTGCCCCTTCCGGGTGTCTTTGCCGGCATGCCCCGCGCCAAGCGGTTGCAGGTTTGGCTGCAGGTTCAGGGGTTGTCTCTTGCGAAATTGGCCAAGAGGATGGGCGTTCATAAGTCTGCGCCAGGGAAATGGTTGATTTCCTGCAGGGAACCATTACCTGCAAAGCGTCGGGCACAATTGTTGGCGATGCAGTTGCCAGATAATCTTTTGCCGTGATTCATGTCTGAGAGTAATCGCGTCCGATTTTAGTTTCTTACCTTGCCCTGACCACCGGAAGTTCAGACCATATCGTGGTATATCTCGGCGAGCGCCGTTCCTGGCGCATGGTCCAGGATCGTTTGATTCCTGTGGCCGCCAGCCTTAGCGCTTCGCGCCCCCATCGGGAATTAACCCGGTCGAGGGCCGTCATGAGCGCTTTGCGCCGCGTGTCCGCCTCCTCCGGCAACGCCAGCAGTGATCCCTGGACAGCGCATGCCCGTTCGATGCCGACCAGCATGACGCCAGCCTTTTTGTAGCGGTAGCCCGGCTTGAAAAGCCGTTCCAGGAGGCCCAGGCCGGCCTGAAGCAGATCCTGGGTGTAGGCGGTGGGGATCGGGAGGGCTGTCGAGTCCGATGCGGCGTACTGCGGTTCTCCGGCAATGAATTTATTGGTCTGCACGAAGACGAGGATCGAGGAGGCCAGTCCCCGTTGTGCCCGCAGTTTTTCCGCTGCCCGGGACACGTGCCAGGACAGGGCTTCGCGCATGTCCGCCAAGGTCGTGACCGGTTCGCCGAAGGAGCGCGAGGACACTATGGATTTCTTCGGCGCCGGCGCTTGCTCCAGGGACAGGCAGGATACGCCTTGCAGTTCCAGCAGCGTATGCAGTCCGCCCACGGTCATCTTCTTTTTGACCCAGTCCCGGGGCAACCGAGAGAAGTCCAACGCCGTACGTACGCCATACTTTTCGAGCATGGCCGCGTAGCGCCGGCCAATGCCCCAGACATCATCGATGGCAACCCGGGCCAGGACCGGTTCCAGGTCGGCACGCCCGGTCAGATCCAGCACGCCGTCCAGGCGAGGATATTGTTTGGCCAGCTTGTTGGCGACTTTGGCCAGGGTCTTGGTTGGACCGATACCGATGGAGACCGGAATTCCGGTCCAGCGCCTGACCGTCTCCCGAATGCGAAGGCAATAGGCGGTCAGGTCTTCGGACATCCCGGTTAACTCCAGGAACGCCTCGTCGATGGAATATATTTCCAGTTCCGGTGTGAATCTGGCCAAGGTGGCCATGACCCGGGCCGAGAGGTCGCCGTACAGGGCATAGTTCGACGAGAATACGGCCACGTCATGGCAGCGGATAAGGTCCCGGCACTGAAAAAGCGGTTTCCCCATAGGAATACCCAGGGCTTTGGCCTCGGCCGAGCGGGCCACGATGCAGCCGTCGTTGTTCGAGAGCACAACCACCGGCCGCCTGGCCAGGGCCGGGACAAAGACCTTTTCGCAGGACGCGTAAAAGGAATTGCAGTCCACCAGGGCGAAAACCCGGGCCATGGTCAGACCGCCTTGTGGATGATGTAGGTGACTACGCCCCAGATCTCGAATTGCATTTCCGGGACGATTTCGATGGGTGGAAATTCCGGGTTTTCGGGCACGAGCCACAGCCGTGACAGGACTTTTTTCAGACGCTTGACGGTCAGCTCGCCATTGATCGCGGCGATGGCGATGGCGTTGTTGCGGGGGGCCAGGGATCGATCCACCACCAGGATGTCACCGGAAGCGATGCTGGCGTCGCGCATGGAGTCGCCGTCCACGCGCACAAAGAACGTGGACGCCGGGTTGCGGATAAGCTGCTCGTTGAGGTCGAGTTTCCGGTCGATATAGTCCTCGGCTGGCGAGGGAAAACCGGCCGCGACTGGCGATAAGTAGAGGGGCAGAGCCAACCGGGTTGGGGCGGCCAGGGGTAAAAAGGTCAACGCTTGCATGGCCCCTTCATAGAAGGAAGCCTGGTCTGTTGTCTATAATTATAAACAGCTGTTCATTATCATAAGCAATTTTAGGTAAGTGGAGGGCCTACGGGGGTGAGAAGTTCGGGTCCCTCGTTGCGGGGGCTGTTGACGAGCGCACCGATGGGGATTGCGGTGAGGAGCGGGGATGGAGCTGCCAGGATGTCCCGGATATCCGCCTGGGCTGTACGCAAAGGATCAAGCCAGGCGGCATGGTTGGACTGCGGCAGGATCACGGGCATGCGGTCATGCAGCAGCTGGACTACGCCGTTGGCCTCGCGGGTGAGAATGGCCAGGGTATCGCGGACGGCGCCGTCCGGGCCGGTCCAGTGCTCGAAGATCCCGGCCATGACCATGACGCTGCCGTTTTCCAGAGTCAAAAAGTACGGCACCTTGTGCCCTGGGCCGTTATGCTGCCATTCGTAGAAGCCCTGGGCGGGGATCAGGCAGCGTCGATAGCGGATGGCTGCCCGGAAGGCCGGCTTGTCAAAAACGGTTTCGATCCGGGCGTTGATGCACTTGATCCCGATCTTTGGATCTTTGGCCCAGAATGGGACAAGCCCCCAGCGAAAAAGACCCGCCACCCGACGTGTGACATGCCGGTCGGCATAGATCGCCTCCACGAGCTGGGTTGGGGCAATGTTATAGCGGTCGGGGACCTCGGGGAGTCCGGGAAGACCTACGGCTTCGGCAACAAACCGTCGCGGGATGGCAAGGGCGAATCGGCCACACATACATAGGGCGAAGTTATACTTTACAAACCCACCAAATCCAGTGGGATTAGGCTAGGCTAGGTCGCTAAGGCTATTTGGTTGGTTTGTCTTTCTTGATAGGCTTGGGGGCTGGCGGCTGCTTGGCCAACTTGGAGAGGGCTGCGTCAAAGGCTGATTCGCTTTCGTCGCACTGAAGTATTTTGGCTACTTCTGCAAATTTTTCATACTGGTTGGATTGCTTCTGCTTTTTTTCTTTTTCCATCTCTAATGCCCTCTTCAATTTTATCGGTAAGCAAGAGCTTTTTATATTCATCTGGCAAACATAATGTTTTTGACGGATTTATTATAGCCAAACCATATTGAGAAAATATTTTTTTCCTAGCATCATCCTTCGCTATCTTGCCATCAATGGTCCACAGTTCATTGCATTTAAGGTTTACAGCAGTCGCAACGTGGACACCGTCAGCACCACGACGTATGTTTATCTTATTGTTCCATCTAATATCACGAGATTTTAATGCTATTAGGTGGTCAACTGGGTAAGATAGTGCAATTCTACCCGATAAAAGCACCCTGTTAAATATTTCCTTTTCTTCATCTGTTGCTGAAAAAGTCATCTTGTCCGTATATAAACATTCAGCTATAGTTAATGCTGATGTAAAAATTTCTACATCATTATGAAATTTGGCTAAAAACATCCTTTTTATAAACCAAACATCTTTCTTTTCATCCTCTGTTAAATTACTTCTAGTTTCTCCTTTGCAATAATTGATTACACAGCACGAGTCTATATATATTTTGCTCTTAGTCATCATGCCGGACCTTGTCTATAAAGTCAGAAGTAGATTCTTTCCCGGTCATATCCGGAAAAAGACCATGTAACTTTTCCAAATCACCATCTTGATAAACTGGAGCCGTTTCAAAGTTCTCAAGCTTCATTTTTTCAACCTTTAGTCCAACGCGGAAGGCTGTTACCATGCCGGATATATATATCCTGGAACCTCTGTCGTATATCGATCCCAAAATATCTTTATACTTATCGTCATCAAAATAGCATTTAAAAATTTGTCCAGTTGCAACGTCTCTAATGTTTATGTAAAGTTGATCTATCTGGAGAGAAGATATTTCACAAAGCAGAGTAGTATTATAAACTATTCTGTCGGTTAAAAATTTTTTCAACCGCATGGCTTTACTCTTGCTTAATGCAGGTACACTCCTAGCTTTTTTAGATAATGGAGTAGTGTAATATCCCAAATAAATTGGAATATCAGGCAGAGCCTTAGAACCAAGCTCAACCCACTTTTCCATAACCTCTCCGGAAACATAGCAAACTTCATCCTTGGAAGGATCAAAGTTCGCAACATAATCAAATGACCTATTGTAATCTATAAACTGACTGTCAGTGCACTGGTCAAGGTTCATTGCGCTGAATGCAACACTGTGCTTGTCGTTAAAGCACTCAGCTACCCATTTGCAAGGATCAAGTTCTATCCCGTTCTCAATAGACAGGACATGCAAAAAATCTTCAAGAGCTTTCGTAGCTTTGGAAAGATGGCCAAGAGGAACTCCTGGCAATCCACGAGCGAGGGTCATTCTGATTTTAATATGAGCCATGGCTACATTCCTACTGCCACAGCGATTAATGAGTCCCTGTACATAAGCCTTTTACCCGATATGTCGCCAATGATATAGTAAAGATTGTCTATGTCAGAAATTTCCCTATTGTTATACCTAAAGTCAAATTCTGCAATATATCGATGAAGGTGCTTTTGGGTACAGTGTTGATAAACCCCCTTCATCCCTCGTTTGGAGATACTGAAAAATCCTTCAATAATGTTCTGGTGAATAATTCCACACCCATATTCACCTTGTCTATGATACACAAAGTCATGGACAACGAAATATTTATTCAAGGCATCATACTTACTAGCTTCGTCCGTCGTAATGTTAGATTGCTGATCTATTTGCTCCTTTAGAATAGGCAGCAATGTTTTAGCTTTAAGATCATCAATTACCATATTGATGGTCTTTCCCCCACGCTCCACAAGTGCAAGAACTTTATGTTTATAGGCATACCCGCGCCCACGCTTATCCCCCCTGGGTTTAATCGTGTAGTCGCGTCCGATAAAAGTCTCGTCCACCTCCACGATTTTCCCCTCTCCACCCATCATGGGGATAAGGCCATCTTTCATGGCTTCACGAATTCTGTGCGCCATAAACCACGCCGTTTTGAGGGTCACCTCAAGGGTCCGGTGGAGCTGGTTCGCACTGATTCCTTTTTTACTGGTGCACATGAGGTAGACCGCCTGAAGCCACTTGTAGAGAGGCACATGGCTGGACTCGAATACCGTTCCCACTTTTACCGTGAACTGTTTCCGACAATGTCCACACTTAAGCAACCCGGCCCGGGTAGAACTACCATTTAGCCGATATATCTTCTCGGTTCCACCGCAATGTGGGCAAACCGGCCCGTTCGGCCAGAGAATTTGCTCAAGCTTTTCAATGGATGCGTGCTCGTCGTGAAAAAAAGGCTTTGAATGAATGATCATGGGGTTACCCTCAACTTGGCTAAAACATACTTGGCCCGGTTGGGTTTGTAAAGTATAATATCGCCTAGCTTTTGGGCACGTAATTACTTCGTTTCAACCGTCGGTCTGGATGAGGCTCTTGTTCGTGAATACATCAGGAAACAAGAGCAAGAAGATCGCCGGTTGGAGCAACTTAACTTGGTTTAGCGGTTGCCAGCTTTAGCCAGCTTTCTCTTAAATCGCTTTGAGCGGTTCACTGCCTTGCATGCCCCAGGCTTTGCCGGAGGTAGCTGACTATACAGAGATAAGAGCAAGATTGCTGTAAATTAATTTGATATCAGCAAATAAGGGTGCAAAACTTGGTGTAGAATTAACAACAGTAATATTGTCACTAGTAGAAATGATAGTTCCCAGTTGAGAAATTATTGTGCTTAACCAGTTTGCATAGTTTTGAGTACCGGTGATAGGAATAGGAGTATTGTAGTTTGCTATTACCGTCGTTGGATCGAGCAGGTTATGCTTTGTCGAAATGATGCGCCATAATAGTCCTTTCGTTGTGCAATGATTTTTTGCGTCTATAAATCGTTGGGAGTAGTATAAATTTTGTGCTTGAATTGGCCCTTTATTTTGATATATTCCGCAGGGAACTAGGTGGAGGTGCATATGGTTATCTCCTTATTTAGGGATGAATATTTTATATTTCATGGAAAAAACTGTATCAAGCTTCGTATCTTATTCCATTGGTGTAAATCTCTATTGATTTTGAAGGACAATAGTTTTCCAAGCCCTAAAATTGAATTTTTTATCAATTATCGTTTTCAGCTTTTTTTGTTTTTAGTTCTTTTGTTTGAGATTTCATGGCTTCAAAAAAACAAGTCATGGATTCCATTGCTTCTTTTGCGAAGCCATTATCCATTTTCTTGGACAGATATGATTCTGGCCATTTGATTTCCGCACTTAAAATATCTAACATACATTGAATGTGTTGGTTGGACGTTTTTGTCTCTTTTGTAAACATATAGCAAAGAAAGTATTTATCAAATATTGATTTGATTTTAATTAGATATGTTGAAGTGTCAATAAAACAACGATATTGTTTTAGGAACCAAGCGCTAATAAATTCAACAAATATAAATAGAATGGAGCAGGATATTATCCCGTAAATAAAATGTTCATGAAATTGAAATATTAAGCTCAATATTTGCCATGCTGCTATGCTGAAAATGAAAAAAGTGATTCCAAATTTAGCATATAGGATTCCACGATTTAGTAATATTGATGATTTTTCGTCTGCAACTGATATCTGTTGCTCAATTTTATCAATTATTGACTTAAAATATTTTTCAAATTTTTCATATGTTTTGTCATCAACTTTAGCGTTGCTTAATTCATTTATTGTTGCAATTAGTTCTGCATTATTTTTGTTGTCATTCTGTGCAATTAATTTTTTTATATATTCCTGTAGGGATACTAATTGTTTTTTTTGATTATATGGTGAATTTCGGAAGTCTATCTCAAGAAATTCATTTTTTTCTCCTTTCTTTTCGATACTTTTTTGTAGCGCTACCGCTGCAATACTTATTGAAATACTGATTAAGATGACAATTATTGAGCGTATCCGGATATCTATTTCTGGAAATGTTTTAAAGACAAAAGGATATATGTAAAAACCAAATGAAAATATAAGAAGAATACCGGCTACAAGCATGACCCGACGAAAAAAAACTTTTTGTTTTGTATTCATAGTTTTTAATAGCAGGCTATTTTTTTAATTTTGCTGCAGCGTTTTACATGTTATTATGTAATGATATGCTCGCATTTTATGTTTTTATTACATGTGGATATTACAATGTTTTCAATGTGATTGACGATACGTGTAGGTAAATAGTATCTGGTGGCGTTTAGAAATAATTATGACGTTTTTTGTTATATATTTATTTTATTCCAACAGAACGGGCTTCGTTTGCAAGTTGGTCTACTAAGCTGTTGTCGATGGCAAATTGTTCAAATGACACGCCTGATTCTTCAGAACCTGAGCGGGTAAAAAGATCTTCCGCTACATCGATTAATTTTGCTTGTCTGTAGTAGTCTTTGTTTTCGTTTCGGAAGTTTTCGAGATTTATCACGCAGAGTGGTTGGTAATGTAATTTTTCGATCTTGAGTATGGCGAGATAATGATTTCGCTGCGCAATGTCCTTAAATTTTTTCCGACACTTCCGTACTGCTATTCCTTTCGCAATTTCTGTGGTGACATTTTTAGTTTTATTGTAAATGCAATCTTCTACAGTCGCGCCGTCGTCAAGCAAAGTATCATTTTTTTGAAGGAAATAGAATATATATAGAATTAATGCGATAACTAGAGTGGCAATAATTCCTGCAAGAATTCTCATCGATAAATCCTGTTTCAAATTCAGACTTTTATCATGTGGCGTTCCTGCTGTACTGACCTGCCCTGGTCTTTTCGGACCATCTGAAACTTGAGAAGGTGACTCCCGACGACAAAGAGGGAGCCATGAGAAAGGGACGATTTTCGGAAGAGCAGATGGTCGGCATCCTTCGCGAGGCCGA